TCATCAGGGACGCCAGGTAGCCGTAGCTCACCCGCACAGTGGACGGCGCCAGCGTCCGGGACCAGATCATGACGGCGGCCTGCACGTCGGCGCGGGTGATGTCTTCCAGCGCCCGGCCGGTGAATGATGGCAGCACGTCGTTCCGCATGCGCCGGTCGATCGTGTCGCGGGACGAATCCCGCTGGTGAATCTGCTGTTCTTCCCAGCTGGCCGCGTAGTCTTCGAACATGGTTCGGCGGGCGTCCACCGGCCGGTAAACGCCTTTGTGCAGGTCCCCGCGTATTTCGTCCAGCTTCGCCTGGGCGGCAGCCTTGTTAGCGAAGCTGGCCGACCGGCGCCGCCCGCCAGGTTCGGTCCAGCCGACGCGCCAGCGCAGGCCCTGGCCCCAGCGGTCCGTCTTCGCCCGGTCTTTCCCGACGCGGGCGCCCTGCGGGTCGCTCTCTTTGGCCCTGCGGGTCCAGCGGTCTTCTATGGCGGCCATCAGACCGCGGGCAGTTCGCCGGTCAGCGTGTCGTGGGAGTGCTGGACTTCGGCCTGGGCAGCCATCAGTTCCCCGGCCATGGTCTGCAGCAGTTGACGCGCCGACGGCGGCAGGTTCCCGGCCCCGGCCAGCACCAGCGCGTCGCTGTCCCCGCTGTCCACGTCCAGCCCCAGCGCCACGGCGCAGGCCAGCACCACGTCGGTGACGGACACGCCCAGCCCTTGGGCAAGTCCGCGGATCGTGTTTGCTTTAGGGAAGGCGTCTATCCCGTCGGCTATGATCTGCTGCAGCCGCCGGGGCGTGGGGTCGCCGCCGCAGGCGTCGGATAGGGACGCGATCGTGCGCCCGGCGCGTTTGGATTCGATCAGGGCGCGCAGGCCGCGTTCCCGCGGGCCGGTCTGTCCGGGGCGGGGCGTCATGACCGCCATGGCCCCGGTGTCGGCGGACCAGGACCACCCGGCCTGTTCGCCGGGCCAGAGTTCGGTCAGTACGTCTTTCACGTCGGCGCGTCCGGCGGCGGCCAGCTGGTCGCCGGTCACGCCCACGACGCGGGCCATGCGCGCCAGGGTTTCGGCGGGGGCGATAATGGGTATGGACTGGCCCTGCCCGATCGCCTGGTATCCGTTGACAATATTTCTCCACCGGGTGTCTGAGATTCCCGCGAGTTCGGCGGCCTTGCGGGCGGACATGCCCCGGCGTTTCTGTGCGTCCTGTAGAAGTTTACCTTCGGGAGTCTGAATAGTGTTCATGTAGCTATCCTTTCTGAGAATTTCCTGTATGTCTATGTTCGCACAATGTCGCGTGAGATTGAGCGCGGCCCGTTGCGGTTAGTCCAATCGTTGGGGTAGAAGTTCGCGCCGTCAAGAGTAGTTCGCGAACTACAAGCGTGTAGTTCAAAAGTCGCATTTTTTCCGCAACATTACGCAAGGTTCCTAAATAGTCATGCGAACGTTCTTGAAGTTCGCACACGTGCGGGCCTATAGTGAGAGCGCCGTTACAGACAGGCAACCGGTGACAGCCCGGGGGGCGACGAATCGGCACTGCCACGAATAGGGAAATGAGAATACTGGAATGACTACTGGGGACAACGCCGACGGTCTCGGGCGTGAATCTGCTACAACCATTGCCACGGACGTGCTGCTGATGCACGCCTATCACAACTGCGAAGACGGCCAGAATACGGCCGCCTGCGGCCACCGCTTCGGCAGTGACGCCATCCCGGACCCCGCAAAAGCCACGATCGAAACGTGCGGGGTCTGCCTGGAATTCGTGAACCTGCCTTGCGCCCGGTGCACGGCATGAGCCGCGAACCTGACCTGACGGTCCAGCAGGCGGCCGACGAACTGCAGGTCTGCCCCAAGACGGTCCGCACACTGTGCGCCCGCGGCACGATCCGGTCCTACCGGGCCGGGACGGGGGGCCGCACGTCGCCCATTCGTATCCGCCGCCGCGACCTGGACAGGTACAAAGACGCGCAGCCCACCCCTAATCAGTAATCCGGCGGCCCGGCCAGGGACAGCTGGCAAGGGCCGCGCCCCAACAAAGGAGAAACCGCCATGTTCCGTTCTATTTTTTTCCGCACGAAGGTAGCGAAACTGCCCACCGTCGCGAAGTCCACCGACACTGACCGCGAACTGCGCCGCCTGCACGTCAGCGGGGCGCTGCGGGACATGCACCGGCAACTGGTCATGACATCGGCGCAGCTGGCCCTGTACGGGTCCGGCCCGGCGCGGTCGGACGCCGAACGCATGGACCGGGCACGGGCCGCCGTTGCGATCCTGCAGCGGGCCGTCTGATGGCCGCCGACCAGCGCCAGCTGCGCGCCGACAAGACCCGGCGAATGCTGGACGACCTCGCGGTGGCCCGCGTGACCGTCGAACGCGCCGTGGCGGCCCGTGACGCCCTTATCCGGCAGGCCGTGGCCGCCAGGATTCCGCGCATGGACATCATGGCGGCCACCGGGCTGTCGCGGACCCGTATTTACCAGATCGCCACTGCGGCCGACACGCTGCAAAGTTCGCATAACTAGACCTTGCGCGAACTTCGCGTTGTGCACTACGCTGAACATGTAACGCAAACAAGGGGCGGGCAGCCCCGGACATGACTAGGAGAATCAGAAATGCGTTTTTACCGGCTCACACAATCCGAAGCAGAAACCGCCGTCCGCGCGCTGGCGTCGAACTTCTACGACGAAACCCCGCTGGGCCTCTACAGCGCCGCGGACTTCCAAGACCTGGCCGAACAGCTGTCCTGGATTGTGCACGGCACCGTCAGCGTCCACGACATCGACGTTCTTTACTCCGCATTTGACGAACTCGCCAAGATCGACCGGGGAACCCACCACCGCCTGCGCCGCAACGGCGCGTTCACGCTGGACAACACCCCGGACCTGCTGGACATCGTGGACCGCCAGCTGCGCGAAGGAATTTACTTTCTGCTGCAGGGCGCCGGTTTCACCCCCCGCCATAACGCGCAGGCGGTGGCAGCGTGAACGCCTTTCTTCTCATGGTCGCCACGATCGGCGCCGCCGTGTGGCTGGCCTGGGCTGTCCGGGCCGACCGGGCCGACGCCGACATGGAACGGGCCGCCGTGGCGGACGCCGCCGACGACGAATGGCTGGGGCTGTGATCGGGCTGGACCGGGCGCAGGCCGCCTATGACGCCATGGAACCCCCGACGGAACCGGACTGCTACTGCGATCGGTGGCAGTGCGAAGCCTGCGAAACGCAGTACAGCGAACCGGGAACCTGCACGGACCCGGACTGCCTGGCCGAACGCGACAGCCCGGCCACCTTGGCGGAACTGACCGACGATTACCTGCTGGAAGGCTTCGCCCTCGCGAAGTCCGACTGCCCCGCCCACACCCACAAGTGCCGCACGCGCGACTGCTGCGGCGACTACTAACCGGAGAAAAGAGCCATGACCACAACCGAAGCGGAACGCGTAATTTCCACGCCCGCCACTACTGAACCCGCCGTCGTCGGCGGCCTGATCCTGCCCGACGCCCGCCACGTCCTGCCCCCCGGGGCGGCCCGGCCCGAATGGCTGGAACACCGCACCCGCGGCCTGGGCGGGTCCGACATTTCCGCCGTGCTGGGCATGAACAGTTTCAAGGGCGCCTACGAAGTCTGGTTGGAAAAGACCGGAAAGGCCGTGGAGAAAAAGCCCACCCGCCGGATGCAAATGGGCAACCTGCTGGAACCCGTGGTGCGGCAGTTCTACCAGGAGGATTCCGGCCACGCCGTGCACGCCTGCGGGCTGCTGGCAAGCCGCGAACACGACTGGATGCGCTACACCCCGGACGGCATCATTCCCGCCCTGCCGGGCCTGTTCGAAGCGAAGACCACGAACTGGCGCATGAAAGCCGACTGGGAAGACGACCAGGTGGCCGACCACGCCGAACTGCAGGTCCAGTGGGGCATGGCCGTTACCGGGCTGGGCCTGGCCGACGTGTCCGTGCTGATCGACGGCGACCCGGACCAGTTCAAATTCCAGACCGTCAAGCGCGACCAGGAACTGATCGACTACATGGTGGACGCCGGGGCCAGGTTCTGGCACGACCACGTGCTGGCCGACGTGGCGCCGCCCATGTCCGCCACGGCCCTGCCGATCCTGAAAGCCCGTTACCCGCGGGTGGAACTCGCGACCGTGGCCGCCGACGACAAGGCCGACACCGTGGAAGCCCTGATTGCCGAATGGAAGGCGCAGGGCGCCGCAGAGTCCGCCGCGAAGAAAGCCAAAGAGGCCGCGCAGGCGCAGCTGATCGAACACGTGGGCGCGGCCGAAGCCCTCACGATCGGCGGCACGCCACGCCTGACCCTCAAAGAAACCGAACGCCAGGGCTACACCGTGGCGTCCACCACCTACCGCACCCTGCGGCTGGTGGCAGCACCGAAGACGAAAGCAGGCAAGTAATGGGAACCGACCTTCGAAACCGCGTCCAGCAGCAGGGCGCAGCCGTGGCCCCCGCCGGGCAGGGCAAGTCCATGGAACAGGCGCTGCGCGACATGGAACCGCAGTTCCAAATGGCTATGCCCCGGGGCGCCGAAGCCGCGCAGCTGGTCCGCGACGCGCTGACCGTCGTGCGGCAGAACCCGAAGCTGGCAGAGTGCGAACCGGCGTCCTTTATCGGGTCGCTTATGACCTGCGCCCAGCTGGGGCTGCGCCCGGGTGTCGGCGCGCTCGGGCACGCCTACATTCTGCCGTTCTGGTCGAACCGGAACCGGCGCATGGAAGCCCAGTTCATCCTGGGCTACCAGGGCATGATCGAACTCGCGAACCGTTCCGGCAAGCTGCAGAGCATTAGCGCCCGCCCGGTCCACGCGAACGACATTTTCGAAGTGGAATACGGGCTGCAGGACAAGCTGGTGCACCGGCCGGTCCTGGACGGGGACCGCGGCGCGATCCGCGGCTACTACGCCGTTTTCAAGCTGACGAACGGCGGCCATAACTTCATCTACGCCACGAAGGCCGAAATCGAACAGCACCGGGACAAGTTCGCCACCGCGAAGAAAAAGGACGGTACGATCTTCGGCCCGTGGGTGGACCACTTCGACGGCATGGCCCTGAAAACGGTTATCCGCGAACTGTTCAAGTACATGCCGCGGTCCACGCAGATCGACAGCGCCATGATCGCGGACGAAACCCTGCGGATCGACGCGAACCCGACGGCCGACCTCGCGCAAGTGTCCGAACCCGTGGACACGCTGGACGGCGAAACCGTGGACGAAGCCCCGCCGGGCGTGGACGGCGACGGCGTGCTGCCCGAACCGGGCCTGGATGATGGCGGGTGGCCCGCCGACCCGGGCCAGTGAAACGCGGCCCCTCGCGGAACCTGCGGTGCGGCGGCGGGAAGGCGGTTTATGACGACTTCCCGACCGCCCGCCGTGTGGCGGACTACGCGAACGCAAAGGACCGGCGCACGGGCCGCACCACCCGCAAGGTGACGGCCTACCACTGCCAAGAGCATAAGGGCTGGCACATCACCAGCCATTCCCCCAAGAAACAACAGAACCAGGACGCAGCATAATGACGAACAGCATCACCATCACCGGCAACCTGACCGCCGACCCCGAACTGCGCCACACCCCGTCCGGGCAGGCCGTCGCGAATTTCACGATCGCGGACACGCCCCGGACGTTCAACCGGCAGACGAACGAATGGGTGGACGGCGAAACCGTGTTCCTGCCCTGCGCCGTGTGGCGTGAGTACGCCGAAAACGTCGTGGCGTCGCTGACGAAGGGCGCCCGCGTGACCGCCGCGGGCAAGCTGAAATCCCGTTCGTTCGAAACCAAAGAGGGCGAAAAGCGTACCGTCCTGGAACTGGACGTGGAAGAAATCGGCCCGGCCCTGAAACACGCCACGGCGGTCGTGAAGCGGACGCCGCGCGAAGGCCAGGGCGGCAGCGGCCCGTCCCAGAATGCAGGCGGCCAGGGCGGCAGCTGGGGCGGCAGCGGATCGTCCGCGCAGTCCGGCGGCGGCTGGGGCGACCAGGGCGGCGCCAGCAGCGCGGGCGGCGGCTGGGGCAACGGCAGCGGCTACTAACTCACCATCACCCACCCACCCGAAAGGAAAGCACCATGTCTGTCCCGATCCCCCCGAACACCCACCGCAACGCCGACACCTGGCCCAAGCACCGGGCGAAGGCGAAGCGCCGCCACCTGGCCCGTAAGGACGTGGCGCGGGCCGCGCAGGAAAAGCGCGACGCCGAACAGCGTGGCCTGTAATGTACGTCGCCCGCCCGCTGTCGGCCTGTTTCGTGGCCGTCGCTGCCGCGCAGGTCGCGGACCCGCGGACGAAGACGTGCCGGTGCGTCCGCTGCGGCATCGACTTTGAACGCAGCGTCCGCGCCGACCGGCCCCTGAAAGTCATGTGCAACGACTGCAAGGCAGTAGCCCCCCGATTCCTGAAAGGACACGACCATGGCCCAAGTGCCGCAAATCGCATTGACCCCGCCCACGACGAAGCCGCCTGTTCGACGGCGGACGACCGTTGACCTGTGCCCCGGCTGCGGGCAGCCGCAGGTCGATAACGTGGACTGCAGGTGCGCGGCATGAGCGCCGACGCACGCGTGGACCGGCACGTGGAACCGCACGTGTTCGAGTCCAAGACGCGGCCCGGGTCCTGGTTCTGGCTGTCCGCCAGCGGGGCGTCCGGCTGGGCGCCTGACCAGGCCGCCGCCGAACTCGCCGCGGGCGTCGGAAGCACAACTGAATCATGACCACAACACCAGCGCCACGCGTGCAGTTCGCACCGTGGCGCTGGTGTTTTCTCGCGACACGGCCGCGCGGAAACGAAGTTGCAAGCGTGTAGTTCGCGTCATTTAGGTGGTAATCTAAGAACTGCCGTAGATCATTACGCAAACAAAAGTGGCCCGGCGCGCGAACGCCGGACCACCGAAAAACCCCAGACGAAGGGATGCCCCCATTATGTCACACGAGACAACGCCGACTTTGAAGCACATGCGCCCCAGCCCGGACTACGTGGACCCCCACCCCACCCTGCCGGAAACGGACGACGACACCGTGCACCAGGAACCCGGCAGCGTCTGGTTCGCCATGCTGGCATGCAACCGTGTGGCGCTTGCCGAAGACCTGCTGGAACAGGCCCGCGCCCACCGCGCCGGGGCTGCCCGCGAACTGCACGTCCGGCGCCAGTGGCCGCTGCGCAAGGTGGCCGACCTGCTGAACGTCACCGAAGGCGCCGTGCGGTTCATGATCGCCAAGTACGAAGACGGGGGCCGCTAATGGCACGTGACCGCGCCAATATCCGGGTGGACATGTGGGCGGACGAAGACTGGCGCAAGCTGTCCATGGGCGCCCAGCACCTTTACCAGCTGATCCTGACCCACGCCAGCCTGTCCTATGCGGGCGTGGGAGACTGGCGGCCCGCGCGCCTGGCCGCACTCACCAGGGACCGCACAGCCGCCGACGTGCGCCGCGACGGGGCCGAACTGCAGGCCGCCGCGTTCGTGTACGTGGACGAAGAAACCGAAGAAATCGTGGTGCGGTCTTTCATCCGGCACGACGGCCTTTTGAAGCACCCCCGGTTGCCCGTGTCCATGGCGAACGACTACGCGGCCATTGCGTCCGAAACAATCCGCGCAGGCGTCGCGTATGAGGTCCAAAAGCTCGCCGTCGAACAGCCCGAACTGGGCGCCTGGTCGAAGCGCCAAGTGCAGACGATCCTGAAAGCGAAGGCCCGCAGCCTGAAAGAACTTTGCGGAAGCTATACGAACGCTATGGCAAAGGCTATGCCAAAGGATTCCAATGTGATTCCTATGCACACAGAGCCAAAGGGTATGCCAAACGCTATGCCAAGCGATCCGCAAAGCACGGACATGCACACAGCTACTGCTACTACTACAACTACTAAAAGCACTCCCCGCCGCGCCTACCCCGAACCGATCCCGGACGGCTGGGAACCGCACATGGCTGACGTTCAGTGGGCCATCCGGGAGGGTGGAAGCACATTTCCCGTCAAGCGCCACAGTGACGACTTTTGCGACTGGTACCGCGGCAAGGGCGACAAGAAAGCCGACTGGAACGCCGTGTGGCGTGTCTGGATGCGCGACAAGATCGACCGGCACCGCGCCGACCAGGCCAAACTGCCCGGCGGCGTCGGCATGACGAAAGCCGAACTGGAAGCCGCACTGTCCGCCCCGCTGACGTTCAAGGGCAAGAAAGTAGACGAACCCGCATGAGCGACGAAACACCCGACCAGCCGGACAGCGTGCCCCCGCAGGACGTGTCCGCCGAACGCGCCACGCTCGGGGCCATGCTGCTGTCCCGCGACGCGATCGGGGACATTGCAGACATTCTGACCGGCCAGGACTTTTACCAGCCCCGGCACGAACTGATCTTCAACACCATCCTGAAACTGCACGCCACCGGCCACGCCGTGGACGCCCTGACCGTGGGTGACGCGATCACCCGGGCCGGGGACCTGCAGCTGCTGGGAGGGAACCCCGCCTACCTGCACGAACTGCCCATGGAATGCCCGTCACCGTCCGCCGGGGACTATTACGCGGGCATCGTGGTGCGGGCCGCAGTCCGGCGCCGCCTGATCCTCGCGGGCGGGTCGATTCAGGACATGGCCCGCAAGGGCGGCGACGAAGACGAAATGGTGGAAGCCGCCCGGAAAGCCGTGGACGACACCAGCCGCGCCGTGGCCGACAAAGTGGCGTCGTTCGGTGAAACGATCGACGCCATGCTGGACACCCTGGACGAAGCACCGAACCACGTACCCACCCCCTGGCGGGACCTGAACGCCATCATCGGCGGCCTGCGGCCCGGCGGACTCTACATTGTGGCTGCCCGCCCGTCCGTGGGTAAGTCCGTGGCCGCGCTGCAGCTTGCCAAAGGGCTGACCGCGCACGGGTCCGTCGCGTTCGTCTCCCTCGAAATGTCGAACGCCGACGTGCAAATGCGCGCCGTGTCCGCCGATCTGCGGATTGACCTGAAACGCATCACCGAACGCCAGCTGCTGGACGACGACTGGAAGAAAATTCGCGACCGCCGCGCCGCCTGGCAACACGTCCCCCTGTTCGTGGACGACAACACCGGGGCGTCCATCACCGACGTAAAACGGTTCGCCCGGTCCGTGAACCGCCGCCAGCCCCTCGCGGGCATCGTCGTGGACTACCTGCAACTCATGTCCGCCAGCGCCGGGGACAAACGCAGCCGCCAGGAATTCGTGGCCGACATGTCCCGGCAGTTGAAGCAGCTTGCCATGGAAATGAACGTGCCCGTGATCGCACTGTCCCAGCTGAACCGCGGCGCCGCGCAGGCCGACCGCATGCCCACCATTTCCGACCTCCGCGAATCCGGCGCGATCGAACAGGACGCAGACGTGGTGATCCTGCTGCACCGCGACATCATGGGAGACAACCGCGGCGACTTGACCATGATTGTCGGCAAGAACCGCAACGGCACGACCGGCATGGCCGACATGCAGTTCTGGGGCCACTACTGCAGCATTTTTGACCAGTAACGAAACACCACTACCGCACTTCGCGAACGTGCACTACCCTGAACATACCCACAAAAAATTCGCTTCGCCGCCTACGGCGGAACAACAGGAGAACACCACGGCCCACCTGCCGCACTACGTCACCGTGACCGCGCAGTTCGACGCCGACGGCAACGAACTGGAACCCGAAGTCAAATTCGAATGCCCCTGGAAATACGGCGCCTGCCACTTCTACCCCGCCTGCAGCCACGAAGAATTCGACGCCAACCACTACGAAGACCACGGCACCGGCCACGAACGCGAACACCACGACGAATGCTGGATGCAGGGCTGGTTCGACAACGGCGGACACAGCTACGACGGCGAAGACTCCGACACCTACGGCGGCGATTACGGCATCCCCGCAGGCATGAACCGAAAAGGTTGGATCACCACCACATTCGAAGGCGATTACGTGTCCTGGGAATTCGCAGCATGACCGCCGCCGTCACCCCCACGACCACCTACACCTGGTGGTGCCCGGACTGCCACGACTTCGCCGGACCATTCCCGAACCGCGACACCGCCCAGCAATGGGCAGACCTCCACAACCACACCCACCACACGGAGAACACGAAATGATCACCCCAGACCATGACCCATGCTGCAGCGCCCACGGCGTCCCCATGGACTGCGAAGTCTACCGCCGGACCCACTTTGTTGAAGTCCGCCCCTGCTGCGCCACAGACGCCCAGCGGCTTCGCGACGAAGCACCCGCACCGGCTAAGGCGTGGTGCGGAATCCATAGGTGCTGCAGGGAAGCGAACCACCCCGGCCCTTGCGAATCGGACATTCTCGAAATCACCGCACCCCATGAAGACACCCCCGCAGTGACGGCACCCGAACAGCGCCTGGAAGCACTGGTGAAAACCGCGCTGGGAGGCGTAGCGACACTGCCCACGGACGCGAACAGGACCGGGGACGCCCAGACACCCACGGGAGGGGGGCAAGGCCCGCAGAACGGCACACAGAGCCGCGAAGCCGCGGTGGCCGCTGCGGTCCGTCGGGAGATGGAAAGCCGCACCTATGACCGGCACGCCTACAACGACGAAGTGTTCGCGGAAGGCGTGGCCGACATCGCACGGGCTGCGCTGGCCGCCGCTGACAATTGGGGCGGGACGCGCCCGCTGCGGGCATTCCTGGAAGTGCGGGCGATCCGGCCGGGCGTCGTGACCCACACGGAACTGCGGGAAATCCTCGCGCAGTACCCGGACGGTGCGCTGTGAACGCCGGGGACAAGCGCGAACCGTTCATGGTGCACCGCAAGTTTCAGGACAGGATGGGCTACGACTGGTACGTGTGGGGCGACACGTGCGTAAAGCCGTGGATCGCTGACGACATGGCAGACCGCAAGCGCCTTACGGATGCTGAACTGTCCGCGGAAGCCTACCGGCAGTCCCTGCGGGCATGCGCCCAGTCCGGCATCGCATGGGACGAAGACGGCGCGAACCTGCTTATCCTGCCCGGGGACGCCGTGACGTTCGGGCCGGTACGGGTGGAAACGTCGCGCCTTGCGGTCATGAACCGGTTCGCGTCGCTGCCGCACGCAAGCGCAGGTGATTACCAGTGACGGTTTATGCGCGTGGCGTCTCGCCTGACCTCGTGGTGCAGCGGACCCGTGCGGCGGCTGCCCGGGAACTGGAAGCCCTGCAGCGGGCGCGGGCCGACCTGGACAAAGCCAAGCAGGCCGCCGCGAAGGCGACCCGGGACGCGGAACGTGCGAAGGCAGCCGCGGACCGCATGGTGGCGAAGGCCGCCGCCGAAGTGGAAAAGGTTCGGACGATCCGGCGCAGGTCTTACCAGCGGCAGAAAGCCCGCAAGACCCCGCCGACCTACCAGCCCACGGCCGCGGCGATCGCCTACCGGGAACAACACCAGTACGCCATCAAGTCACTGCCCGCCCCAATCCACGGCGGCCGGGCCGGGCTGCTGGCCGCCACCCGCGAAGCCGCGGCATGGGACGCCGCGCAGTGATCGGGCTGGAAGTCGTGGACGGCCGCCTGCGCCTGGTAATCACCCGCCCGGCCCCGCAGCCCGCGCCCGCCGTCCCGGGCCGGGAAACCCTGCACTGCCCCGCCTGCGGCCGGTACTCCCGCGAAGCCCCGGACGGGCTGCCCGACTGCACCCGCCACGGCGTGCAAACCGTGATGTTCGCATGAACGCGCCGGACACCCGCCGGGCGGCACTCACCGCCCGGCTGGCCCTGTTCGCCGCAGCCCTCGCCTGCCCCGCCCGGCAGAACTACCCAACGTTCGCGGCCTACGGCCAGGCATTCGACGCCTACCAGGCCACCACCATGGCCCCGCTGCGCGCCACACTGGCCGCAGCCGCCCAACGAGTGAAAGAGACACGCCCATGACGGTCGAAATCATCGTGCCCGCCCCCGCGTTCGCCCCGGTCCGCAAGCGGGCCACCGGCAAGCTGCAGGCCGTCAACCCGTGGCTGAATTCGAACGACCGGCTGCACCGCCAGCAAGAGGCCAAACTGACCGCCGCGTGGCGTGACGCCGGGGCGCAGGCCGCCGCCGGGCTGGAACCCGTCACCGGGCTGGTGCTGATCTGGGCGCACGTGGTCAAGCCACGGGCGAACCGCTACGACCCGGCCAACTTCTACCCCACCGCCAAAGCCGTCGTGGACGGATTCAGGGACGCCGGGCTGCTCGTAGACGACGACTGGCGCCACGTCGTCGGCCCGTTCATGCTTGCCGGGACGAAAGGCCCGGACGCCCTGACGCTTACCGTCGGACACGTTCTAGAAAACGTAGTGCCGCTACTTCCGTTCGCGAAGTGGCAAGCGTAGTATGTTCATTGAAGTGCACAACCGACCACGGAAGGAACCCGCCATGTGCACCACCACCAGCACCCACCACGACCACGACTACATCGAATGGACCGGAAACATACAGGTCCACCACCACTGCCACGGCAGCCACTAACCAGGAGAACACGTTGCATATCACGAACCTTTACATGGAGAATTTCAAGCGCATCACCGCCGCCGACATCACCCCCGACGGGCACATGGTGATCCTGTCCGGCCCGAACGCCGCAGGCAAAACGTCCGTCCTGGACGGCATCTGGGCGGCCCTGGGCGGCGGCACCGCAACCCGGGCGATCGAACGGCCCATCCGCGACGGCGCCACCGAAGCCGTCGTGCAGCTGAACCTGGGCGACCTGGTAGTGACCCGCAAATGGAAGGGCGAGAAATCCACCCTGACCGTGACCGGCGCCGACGGCCGCAAGCACACCAGCCCGCAGGCCCTGCTGGACTCACTCGTGGGCCAGCTGGCATTCGACCCGCTGGCATTCGCGACCTACCCGCCCGCCAAACAGCGCGCCATCCTGCTGGACCTCGTGGGCCTGGCCGGGACACTGGCCGAACTGGACGACGAACGCCGCACCGCCTACGACGACCGCACCGACGTGAACCGGGCCGTCAAGCAGTACGACGCGGAACTGGCCGCCTACCCGGACCTGACCGACGCGCCCGACCAGGAACTGTCCGTGGCCGACCTGCTGGAACAGTACGAAGCCGCCAAAGCGTTGAATGCCCGGATCACCGCGGCCCGGCAGACGGTCGAATCCGCCGAACTGAACGTGGCGCAGCTGCGGGAACTGCTGGCCGAAGCCGAACAGACCCTGGCCGACGCCCGCCGCCACGCCGAAGGCGCCCCCGCCCTGCGGGACCTGTCCGCCTACACCGCGAAGATTCAGAACGCCGACGCCCTGAACGCCGCCGCCCGGCAGAAAGCCCGGCACGCCGAAACCCTGAACGCCCGGACCGCCATGGCCGCCCGCGCCGACGAACTGACCGCCACCATTGAAGACGTGGACGCCCGCAAGGCCGCCGCCCTGAAAACGGCCGTCTTCCCCGTGGACGATCTGGGATTCGACGCCGACGGCGTGACCTACCACGACGTGCCATTCAGTCAAGCATCCAGCGCGGAACGCCTGCGGGTGTCCACCGCCATGGGCATGGCCCTGAACCCCCAGCTGCGCGTCATGCACCTGCGCGACGCGTCCCTGCTGGACTCTGGGAACCTGGCCGCCCTCGCGGACATGGCCGCCGCGCAGGACTTCCAGTTGTGGGTCGAACGCGTGGACGAATCCGGCGCCGTCGGCATCGTCATTGAAGACGGCACGGTGCGGGCATGAGCGCCCGCGACGATCTGGCCCGGCTGCTGTTCATCACGGACAACTACACCGCCGAAGACCCCGCCCACGAATGGGAAGTGCTTACCCGGCACGCCACCGTCCATGTCCAGTACGTCTACGACATGGCCGACGCGCTGCTGGCCGCAGGCTACGGGGACGTGCGGCAAGCCCAAGCGCAGGCCCTTGAAGACGCGGCGCAGGACTTCGAAGACAATATGGGCGTCACTGAATTTGACGAGTGGGCACGGCGCGACGGCGCACGGTGGACCCACATCGAAGACGCGTGGGAGTACCAAGGCCCGTACATGGACTGGCTGCGCGCCCGCGCCGCGACTGTCCGGGGCGTGGCCGACGCGTGACCGTCTTCGAAGACCGCTACCGGCGGCACGTCCGGTTCCTGATCATCATTACCGTGCTGCTGGCCGTCCTGGCGCTGCTGCACATCGGCTAACCATGAGTCGAACAGCAGCAGCCGTCACAGAACGTTTCTGGTCCAAGGTCAACAAGACTGCCGGGTGCTGGAACTGGGGCGCCAGTAAGAGCAAAAAGGGATACGGCCAGTTCCGTATAGGTAAGCGCGTAGTAAAGGCCCACCGGGTCGCCTATGAACTGGAAAATGGCCTGATCCCGGCGGGCATGGACGTGGACCACCGCTGCCACAACAAGGCATGCGTCAACCCCGCCCACCTGCGCCTGGCTACAAATAAGCAGAACCATGAGAACTTGCCGGGCGCGCAGGCAAACAGTAAGTCCGGCGTGCGGGGCGTGTCGTGGAATAAGGCCAGCGGGAAATGGACCGCCAAACTGCAACACAACGGGCGCGGCATCCACGTGGGATTGTTCCCCACCGTCGAAGCCGCCGCCGAAGCTGTGGCCGCCAAGCGTCGGGAGTTGTTCACGCACAGCGACATGGATAAACCCGAATCAAAAAAAGAAGCATTGCTACTGTCGTTCGCGAACAGTAACGCGTAGAATCGAACCCGTACCCACCACCCCAGACCGGAGAACCAGCCATGGCAACGATCCCGACCACCACCCGGCCAATCCAACTACCCGAAGACGATTACGGGCTGGACCCGGCCACCCACGAACACCTGATCCGCAAGCTACGCGCCATGCCCCCGGCCCTGCGCGAAAGCATCCTGACCACCACCCCCACCAACTAGGAGAAACCCCCATGACCCACCCCGCCAGCAACTTGCCCAGTGACACGTATTCCACCACACGGCCGCCAGCCGTCACCGAGTTCACGGATTCGGACGGCGTTGTTTTCTCCAGCGAGTTCGAATCGGTGTTTGACCGGCGCACGATCATCATCAAGTCAAAAGGCCGCGCCGAGGATGCCATAGAGTTCTACGCGTCCGACGCCGAACGCATCATTGACCTGATCCGCGGGGCCGCAGCATGAGCGCCACCCTGCCCGGCAACCCGCACGCCGATAACGCGGACAGCAGCGCCGTGAACCGCGACGCCTACGTGCAGGCGCAGGCCACGCTGGCCCTCGCCCACGAAACCCGCACCCTGACGCTGGCCCTGCTGGAATGCCACGTGGCCGCCCACGGCAGCGCGCCCGCCGGTCCGAACCTGGACGACATCATTCGGCGGCTGGGCGCATGAGTAAGCAGCAGCTGCCCGTCGGCACGCCCGTCAGGTACTGGCCCGGCGCCCGCCACGGGAAAGGCATCGAAACCGTCACCCGCACGCCCGTGTTCATGATCAGTAACCGGCCGTGCGTCAGCGTCGAAGGCTACCCCGGCGGCATCTCACTAACCCATATCGAACGCATCACCACCGAACGGCCCCCGAACACCGACTACCCGCAGGAGGCCCTACTGTGACCGCGCTTGACGCGATCCGGGCACGCGCCGCCAAAGTCCCCGAATGCCCCATGGACGACTGCCAGGACACCGGCTGCCAGGCCGAACGGGACCGGGCCGCCCTGCTCGCCGCGATCGACGCCCTACTGTCCGTCGCGGACCGGCACGAACGGATCGCCGGGCTACTCACCGACCTGACCGACGCCACGAACACCACCGCCCGGAACCAGGCCGTCAACGCCGCCACCCGGCACCGCCGCACCGCCGCCACCATCCGCCACAAGATCGACCACGCCGTATCGAAGGAGAACCATGTCTGACCTCGCGAAGCTGCTGCAGGCCCATTCCGCCACGCGCCTGCTGCACAACCCCACCCGGCACGTCTGCGCAGGCTGCGGGCAGGCCATTATCGGGACCATGGCCGACCACCAGGCCGACGTGCTGGACCTCGCCGGGTACGCCCCGGCACCGGCCAGCACAGACCGGCCCGTACCGACCACCACGGCGGAAATGGACGCCGACCGCAAGGTGGCCGCCGAACAGCTGGTGGACCTCGTGCATGGCTGGATCACTACCCCCGCGAACGCCACCGACGCGGAAGACGCCGCCGAACTGGCGGACCTGCTGCTGGCCGCCCAGTGGGTGCCCGGCTGGGCCTACCGCCGCGACATCGCCCTGGTGGCCGACGCCGCGCACATGTCCGGCCACCAGCACGAACTGGACGAACTCGCCGGACCCATCCACCGCCTGCAGTCAGTGCACGAAAAGACCGCCGACCGGCTCACCACCGCCCGCGCCACCATCAAAGACCAGCGCGCCACGATCGCCGCCCAAGACGCCCTGATCGACGGCATGCGCGCCACCCTGGGACAGCGCCGGGCCATGGCGGACACGGCCGCCGCACTGTCATGACCGTGGCCCTGCCGGACGTGGACGGCCTGACAGCGACCGACATTCTGGACGCGCTGGACTTCCACGACCCGGTGGGCTGCGGCCACTCCCAACACGGGAAAGACCCGGAGTGGCACGACGGCGGCCCCGCCACCCACTACGTCCGCGCGAACCACGCCTGCCCCGCCCAGCCCGGCAGGCGGACGCCCAGCGTCTACCCGGCCTGCGCGGCGTGGGTGGTCTTCGTGGAAGCCGTGCGGGGCGGCCGGTGGCTGTGCCGACACTGCAGGCAGATCAGTGACGGCCGGGACGTGTTTTCTGTGGTATGTCAAATCGGCGGGTAAAATGGTGGCATGGCGAAGTGTAAGGGCTGCGGGGCCGACGCGAAGCGCGGGACGGACTACTGCGGGCCGCTCTGCGCGATCGGCACCCCGCCCGACACCACCCACGCCGCCACGAACCCCGCCCTGATCGAACCGGACCCCGCCCTGCAGGACTGGGCGAACCGGCAATGGACCGAAAAGCTGGCCCTGGAACGGGCCGGATTCACCACCGACGAAGCCATACAATACCTGGCCGCCGTCAAACACTTGGGAGGCGCAGGCTTTCGGTAGTGGCACGCGTGCAGTTCGCGTACTAGACTGGGGATATGTCCCGCCAGTTATCACACGCAACCCATGGCAAAGTAGGTCTAGCCCCCACCGTCGCCCCGCCCTCAGGCGTCACACCCGAACTGCTGGCCTTGCACGCCGCATGGCCCGCCATATTCGCTTCCAAGGTCGAAGTGTCGGACCAGTGCTGGACCTGGACGGCATGCAAAGACAAGCATGGCTACGGGCGATTCAGCATGAAGCGGCACCGCAGGGACGGGGAACCGCAGGTATGGCACGCGCACCGCGCAGCCCTACGACTCGCTGGCATCGAAGTGCCCGCAGACCGCCACATTGACCACCTTTGCCGAAACCACAGCTGCGTCCGCCCCGACCACCTAGAAGCCGTAAACCCCGGCACGAACGTGCGCCGCGGACGGCAGGCAAATATCACTGGCTGGTGTCGCTCCGGCAAGCACCCGTGGACCGACGAAAATATCATGCAGGACGGGGGCGCCCGACGCTGCCGCCCATGCAGGGACGAACGTGAACGGGCCTACCGGCCGCCAGCGGGCACCGCGAACAAAGACCGCACGCACTGCCCACAAGGGCATGCCTACACCCCGGAGAACACCAAAGTCCGCCGCGGGTCCCGGGAATGCCGAACCTGTATCCGAGAGCGCCAGAGAAAAGCCAACCGAAGGACTCGCAATGCCTAAAGACCCCGCGTTTGCAGCCGGGCAGACCGTCAGCGGAAAACTGATCTGCGGCGCCAAGAACAGACAAGGCAGCCCCTGCCGGAAGCCCCCAGAGCCGGACGCCACTAGGTGTTCTTTGCACGGCGGCAAATCGCCTATGGCTCAGAAGGCCGCGGAAGTCCGCCGCCAGGACCGCGAAGCCCGCGGCATTCTCGCCACCCTGGGCGAACCCGTGGACGGGGAAATCATCAACCCCGTGGACGTGCTGCTGCGCCTCATTTCCTACAAGTGGGCGGAAGTGCTCTGGCTGCGCGCCAAAGTGCAGGAACTGGACGACAAAGACCTGGTATGGGGCGTGGACTCCCACGACATCGGCGTAGGCCCTGACGGCCCGATTGACCGGGAGACGTTCAAGGCCGCCCCGAACGTGTGGTGGCGGCTGCTGCGGGAAGCGGAAAAGGACGCCCGCGACCTTGCCGTGGCCGCCGCCCGCGCCGGGATTGAGGAACGCCAGGTGCGTTTGTCGGAACAGACCGCGGGCCAGTTCCTGCACGCGCTGCGGCTGATCCTGGACCGGCTGCAGCTGACCGACGCGCAGGCGCAGCTGGTGCCCGTCGTGGTCCCCGAAGTGCTGCGCGCGATCAGCGACACGCCCGGCGTAAAAAAGTGACCAAAAACGAAGTCTTACGCGTGCAGTACGCGTAGACTTGTTACCAACACCACAAGCAGTCCCACCGACTAGGAGAATTCCGTGAGTAGCGTTTTTTACACGGCGGATACCCATTTCAACCACCCGTTCGTCGCGTCCACCCGCGGCCACGACACGGCCGAATCCCACGACGAAGCCCTGATAGCCCGGTTCAACGCCCGGCTGCACAAAAAAGACCACCTTTGGATTCTGGGCGACGCGTTCATGGGGTCCATCACCGCCGGGCTGGCGCAGGTCGCCCGCCTGAACGGCACGAAGCATTTGATCCTGGGCAACCACGACGCCGCGCACCCGCTGCACCGCGCCGGGCACCGCAAACTGCGCCGGTTCCTGGAAGTCTTCGAAACCGTCCAGCTGGCCGACCAGCACCGCATGGCCGACGGCACCCGCGTAATGCTGTCCCATTTCCCCTACAAGGGCGACCACTACGAAGACGACCGCTACAGCGAATGGCGGCTGCGCGACGAAGGCCAGTACCTGCTGCACGGCCACGTGCACGACGAATGGGGCATGCGCGGGCGCATGCTGAACGTCGGCGTGGACCGCAACCCCTACCCCGTCGGCATCGACACCGTGGCCGCCATCGTCCGCACCGGGGCATCACTGTGACAGCGGCCACCGAATGCGGTTCGTGCGGCGCCCCCAATCTTGACGGGGCCACACTGTGCAACCGTTGCACCGATTCTTACCTGTATGACCTGGCCGCCGTGGACGACGCGCTGGACACCCTGCGCCCGACCGTCGAACGCCAGGACGTGAACGGCGACAGCATGGGGTCGTCCGGCCACAAGGTCGCCCCGGCCCCGCTGAACCTGGACGCCATGGCCGCCGAAGCGAACCTGCAGCTGCACGTCCGCACCACCGGCCGCCGCCTGCTCAGGGCCTGGACGGCCGCATGGGAAGCCAAGTGCGCGAAGATCGACGCGGCCCCGGAAACTGAGACGCCCCAGCCCAAGCCCGCCCGGCCCGTCCTGCCGCCGGACGACCGGCTGGCGCTATGGATCATCGCCCAGCACAACCTGATCCGTAAAGCCGTCTGGGCGCCCGGGGCGAAACGCGAACTGGCCCACCTGCTGAAAGCCGCGCAAGGCGCCGCCGAACGCCAGCAGCCCAAAGTCTTCGCCGGCACCTGCGGCCACGAGTCCGCCCACCCGGACACCCCAGACGAACCGATCGTGTGCGGCGCCGAACTGTACGCCCTGCCCGGCGACGACGAAGCCCGGTGCAAGGTCTGCGGGTCCACCTACGCCGTCCAGCAGTGGCGGGCACACGGGCGCACCGCCGCGGAATACGCGATCCTGTCCGCCCCCGAACTGTCCCGCGCGCTGGGCGGGTACGGGCTGAACATTCGGCCCGCCACGATCCGGCAGTGGGCGACCCGGAAACACATTTCCCGGGCGAACCCGGATCACGACGAAGACGGCCGGCCCATCCCCGCCATGTACCGGCTCGGGGACGCCCTGGACACCTACCAGCGCCTGCAGATCAAAAAGCACGAACCGAAGGAGAACACCCCGTGAGTGACGTGAAGAAACTGGCGCTGGCCTACCTGTTCCTCGCCGTCGCCGTCTGGTGGCTGTGTTTCGGGACCGGGCTGCAGCTGTCATGGTGGCAGGCCGCGGCGCTGTTCGTCGTGGTCCGGCTGTCCCGTTACATTTCGGTGCGGGCCGACCGTCTGCGCCGCCCCGCCGCCGAACCGCTGCCCGGCGTCGGCCCTGACGCGATCCTGGTAGCCATGGACCCCCGCGGGCACGCGAACATTCGCGCCGTCGCCGGACCCTGCGAAGTCACCGCATGGGACGCCACCACCTACCAGAACCGGGAAACCCACCTGCGCGTTACCCTGCGGCCCAAGGTGGACTAATGCCTGTCACCCGACGAAGTGTGACTTCCGCAGTTCGCGAACCCTGCCCGCGGTGCCGGTTCCCGATCGGCCCGGACCAGCCCCGGCTGGCCGTCCACATGGGCACGACCCGCGCCCCCGAAGGCTGGATGGAAGACCAGTTCCAGACGTTCCACCGGCCCTGTGCCGCCGCCCACCTGATCGAAAAAGCCCACGCCAAAAAGGCCAGGCAGCACGCCCCCCGCACCATCACCCGCACCACTGAGAGGAAAGCGTCATGACTTCCACCGAAGCGCGCCAGGCCCTGCCGGACCGGCGCACCATGTACCTGCAGGAACACCCCGGCGCGGCCCCGCTGGGCTTCACCGCGACCGTGGACCTGTTCACGCTGCAGGCCGCCGCCATGGTCGGTTACACCGGCACCCGCGTAACCGCGATCGCCGCCGCCGGGGCCGCAGACGCCGCCGGCATCACCGACCCCGCCCCCTACGTCGTGGACGTGACGACCGACGTGGACGGCGCCCTGACCGTCACCGGTCACGCCGACGCCGACAGCCTGCCCCACGACGGCGTGACCCGGCACCGGCTGCCCGACCTGCTCGCCCTGCTGTCCGCAGCCCCCGCCACGCTGGGCGGTGCACTGTGAAGGTTTACGCTGCCGGTCCCATGCGCGGCATTCGCGCGTTCAACTTCCCCGCATTCGACCGGGCACGCGACAGCCTGCAGGGCCGCGGCCACGAAGTGTTCAGCCCGGCCGACGCCGACCGCTGCAATGGTTTCGACCCCACCGGCATGACCGGCCACGAAGACCTGGCCGCCCACGGCTTCGACCTGCGCCGTGCCCTCGCCGCCGACATGGAATTCATCGCCCGGCACGCCGACGCCGTGGCCGTGCTGGACGGCTGGGAAAAGTCCAGCGGCGCCCGCGCCGAAGTCGCCCTGGCCCACGCGCTCGGGCTGCCCGTCGCCCACTGGGAAGACATCGCGGACCGGACCGGGGCTGGCTCACCCGCGTCCGCCATCCCAAGTTTCCTCTGCATTCCCGCGGACACGCCCCCGTCCGGCACCGTCAAGCCCGCGCCGATCAACGGCTATGACATAGCCGCAGCCTTTGACGTTCCCCCGGAAGCCATCGGCCTGCCCGCGCAGTCCGGCGAAGTCCGTAAGGTGTCCGCGACCGGCGGCGAAAAGGGCAGCAAGCTGGCCCAAATGTCCAGCCTTGACCCGCACTCACTGCACATCGTCGCGGAAATCGCCGGATTCGGCGCCCAGAAGTATTCGAAATTGAACTTCATGCGCGGTTACGACTGGTCCCTGTCCTATGACGCGCTGCAGCGCCACCTGCACGCGTTCTGGTCCGGGCAGGACCGTGACGACGAATCCGGCATGCTCCACCTTGGACACGCGGCCTGGCACTGCCTGGCCCTCATTTCCTTCCACGAAAGGGGGCTGGGCACGGATGACCGATACACCAGCACGGACATGTCGGACCTGCAAACCAAAACACCCCGGAAGGACAACGCAGCATGATCATCAGCACGAAGCACGCCGCAGCGATCCGCCACGGCATCCTGCTGGCCCGCCACGTCATTGACGAAGCCCGGGAATTCCCCGGCGACGTGGTGGCCGTGGACCCGTCCGGCGTGGCCGGTTACGCGTTCCGCCGGTCCCTGGGGCGGCAGGCATTCGGCGTCGGCCGGTTCCTGCGGTTCGAAGGCCGGTTCGTCCGGCTGGTCCGCGCCCACCGCTGGCCCGGCAGGTAGGGCAGGAGACGCGAAAAGGCCCGGCAGGGGACAATCCCCCACCGGGCCTTTTCTGCGCCCTCAGTCAGCGGCTGGCGTGTCCGGCTGAATGTCCGCGACCGACGCGGGCAGCCAGACAGGTTCGCGGCCCACCCGGAAGTCCGGTTCGGGCAGCTTGCCCCGGTGGGTCCACTGCCGCAGCGTGTTCACCGGCACGCCCAAACGGGCGGACAGGTCCGCGTAGGTGACAAGCGCGGGAACGGCTTTCTTACGTGGTGCCATGGCTCTAGGCCCTTTCGGCTTTCGTGAGTGATGAGGCGGCCACGTCGCGGCTGCCCGGGTAGTGGTCGGTCGTCTGGTTGCCGTCCGTGTCCACGGCGGCCCACGTGGTCCCGGTGTCCCGGTAGACGGTGCCCAATTCGCGGCCGGTGGCCTTTTCCGTGACCGTGTAGTGCATGACCCGCAGCCCGGTCGGCCGATAGCTGTAGCGGGTGTCTTTGGTTCCTGGCATTTTCGTTTCCCCTGTCTAGTGGTTACTGGTTACAGCGTAACGTTACGTTATGCGCAGGTGCAAGACCTTACGCGAACTTTCTGGGCGGGACCGGCTGGCCCCGCCCGGGTCGGTTACTTGAGTTTGGTTTCTTCGATCATGCCGCCGACGTTCAGGACGTAGACAGGGTTTCCGCGCTTGCGCAGCGGCGTGCCGCCGGGGAAGCTGTGCGGCTGGGAGACGCCCGGTTCGATCATGTAGGCGGTTCTCTTTTTGCTGATCAGCACGTCCGTGCCGGACCAGTTTTCTACGGTGTAGTCGGCGCCTGCAATGGTGACGATTGTGAGTTCCTGGGGCCGTGCGTTCATTGTGTTCTCCTAGGTTGTTCCGTTGGATCAAGCGTAACGCACCGTTACGCCATGCGCAACACGGACCGCGAAAAAGTCCGGCCAACTTTTCCGGCCGCAGGACTTGCCATATCCGTAACGCACCGTTACGCTATTACCAGAGCGAACCACCCGCCAGGGGCCGGAAAGTCCGGCCCCACCGACGCCCCGCCGGGGCAGAAAGGAGGCCACCATGGCCCCCAGTACCCTTTCCGTAAGCTGCCCCGCAGTCGTCTGCACCTGCGGCGGAACCCAGAAGGTCACGGCCACGCCCGGCAAGGACCGCCGCACCGGGCGCCTGACCGTCACATACTCACCCTGCGGGTCGCTGAAAGCGCAGGGCTGGCAGGGCGACGTGGCTTACGTCGCGTGGGCTGGTGACGCCGCGTGAACCGCCAGAACGACGCTACGCTGGCTGGCGCCAGCGTCCGCCGCCACCTAGACGCGGGAATCCGCGACTGGACGGTGGGGCAGTTGGTCCGCTGGGCGCTCCGGTCATGCACCAGAGCCGAACTAGCGGCGGCGTCCGGCTGTTCCCTCTATCAGATCGACCGGCTACGCAAGGTCTACCACCCAGACCAGGCGCACTAGAACGGCCGGGGCCACGCGCCCCGGCCTTTTTCGTGTCTGGGCTTGCGCATGCCCGTCACGCTGCGTTACGCTTATTCCAGACGCAGGAACCGACGAAAGGCAAGACCATGAACCCGATCCACATCACCGCCGAAGCCGCCGCCACGAAGGCCTACGCATTCGTAGCAGCCAAGCCCGCGAACGCAGGCAAGACGCCCGCCGAACTGCGGCCCGAAGCCCGCGAACTGCTGACGGGCATGATCCGCAAGGGCCTTTTCATCATCACGAACTAACCCACCCCACCCCGGGGGCCGGGAAACCGGCCCCCACCACCGAAAGGAACCCACCATGGCCCGCAAGACAGCCCCCGCCGTAGACGCCGAATTCTTCGAACTGGGACGCATGAACGCGAACAGCGGTATCCGCCGCGGCACGATCCATTCCCACCGCGTGCAGGACGCGCTGCAGGGCCTGCCCGTCGGGTCCGAACGGGGCCGCCAGGTCATGGAGTCCTACAGCGCGGGCTGGGATAAGGGCCACTCGGAATTCATGGCCGAATTCGGCCCCAAGGGCTGACGGGCTTGCGTCAGGCGTAACGGTGCGTTACGCTGGTATCACACCGCAGGAACCACGAAGGAGAACGAAATGAACATCAGGTCCGCCAAAGTCTGGTCCCCCACCATGGCGCAGGTCAAAGGAACCCTGACCGACCCCACCCTGTCCGACGACCAGCTGCACGGCCTGGCAGTCCGGGCCATCATCGACCAGAACGGCCCCGGCCAGTGGGGGCTGCTGAACGTCTTCCGCTACACGGTCGTGGACGACGAAGCAGGCACCAGCGAAGACCGCGTGGAAATCAACCTGCGCGGCTGAACGAAGCGGCGCTACGCGAACTGCACGCCCAAGTTGACAGAAAGGTGCGTCACACGTAATTTTGACCATGAAGAAGTTTTAGAAGCCCGGAGCGCGGAACGAACCGCCCCGGGCTTCTCCCATGCTTGGCAGGTCACGCGTCAACACGCGGGCCGCTATTCCCCGGTGAAGGACCGTTCGGGCGCGTATTCTCCCGCCTGCTATGAACGACCCTGCGCGGGCCTGCCACTTCTACCTGCCGCCCGACACTGGCACCCCCCAAGGGCGGGGCGCCTCGCGTGTCCCAGCGCGGCCAGGAACACCCGCCCACGGCGGGACCAAAGAAAACGCCGCTTCGGCACCGTTCCCCGGCACGACATAAAGAACGGGCACCCTACTTTCTTACGGAAGGTGCACCATGTCCACGATCACCGCCCCCGCCGCCGTGCGTCCCCGCCGTCGGCCCCGGTTCTACCTTGGCTGCCACTTCTACGACATTTACACCGACCCGCGGCACGACGACGCCGACCGGGCCGCCATTACCGATCTGCTGCTGTCCCCTGCCGGGCATCACGAAGTCTTCGAAAGGCTGGCACCCATGGGCCTAGGCGTGTCGGAAAAGATGATCGAACGGCACCGCCGGTCCCTGTGCACCTGCGGGCGTATCTGATGGGTGAACTTGCCGACAAACTGGCCCGCACGACGGCCGTAAGCCCGGACGCCCGCCGGGTCCGCGGACAGCACCCGCAGGGCTTCGAACCCGGCGTCCGGTTCAGCACCGATTCCCGCCTGCCCGTCGCCGCGACGATCAGCAGCGACGAAGAAATTTTCACCGCCGCGGACCACCGCGCCAAGATCATTGAACAGACCGGCCTCACCATCCCGGCGAACCTGGACGTGGTGCTGGAACGCTTGACGCTGCAGAACAGCGCCGGGGGCGTCCCGGACCGCTGGTGGTACAAATACAAGTTCGTGGAGCGCCCAGACGGTTTCCTGTCCGGCTATGACGCCGTGGCCGCCCTGAAATCCCTGCGCCCCAACCGGCGCCGCGTGTCCCCCGTGTACGACGGCGGGACCACGCTCGGGCTGGAATGGAACGACTGGCAGCTGGGCAAGCAGGTAGGCGGCGGCACCGCCGCCACGGTCGAACGCTTCGACGCCGCCATAGAGGCCACCGCGGCCCGCGCGAAGGAACTGCGCAAGATCGGCCGCGACCCCGGGGAACTGTTGATCGTCGGGAACGGCGACATGGTGGAAGGCTGTTTCATCTACCCGCACCAGTCGTTCGAAATCGACATGGACCGCCGGGACCAGCTGAACACCGGCACGACCATGATCCTGGACGGCCTGGACCGCCTCGCGCCGCTTTTCAAACGGGTCCGGGTGCTGGCCGTCGGCGGGAACCACGGCGAACACCGGGTGGACGGCAAGCGGGTAAACCGCCATGACAACGATGATGTCAAAATCTTCGAAGACGCCGCCCGCACCGCGTCCCGGGACAAGCGCCTGGCCCACGTGGCGTTCACGCTGGCGCAGTCCGAACCGGCCAAAACCATTGACGTGCACGGCTGGGTCTACGCCGCCACGCACGGGTCGGTCTACGGCAAGGGCACGGGCGGATCACCCGCGATCAAGGCTTACAACTGGTTCCGCAACCAGGCGGCCGGACGCCAGCCCGCAGGCGACGCCGACGTGCTGCTGGGCGCCCACTTCCACCACCTGCTGCTGCAGGACTGGGGGAACACGTTGTTCGTGCAGGCCCCCGCGCTGGACGGCGGCAGCCCGCAGTTCACCGACTGGTCCGGCACCGAATCGGCCCCCGGCATGATGTCGTGGCTGATCACCCCGGACAGCCGTTTTCAAGACCTGGCGATTCTGTAGGGGGCATCGTGAAAAAGCTGCTGGCGGCCCTGCGCGGCCGTAGAAATGACCACGTGGCCCTGCAGGTCAGCACGCCCAAGAGCGGCGGCCTGCAGGTCAGCGGACGGGCCGCGGACGTGCTGGAACTGGCGCGCTGGTGGGAAGCATCCCGCCCGGACGCCACACCCGACGCCCCCACGCCCCGGACCGGCTTTCAAAAGGCCGACTGATGGCGAAGGAACGCGACGCCCGCATTTTCTGCCGTTGCGGCCTGATGTGGGACAACCGCGGCGCCTGCCCGCACTGTGACCAGGAATGCCCCCGCGGCGTCCTGTCCTGCGCGCGCTGCGCCCTGCACAGCAAACAGACCGACACCGACGCCCACCGGGCGCGGCCGTAGAGGTTGGCCCCGCCGGGGGCATCAGGAAAAAATACCCGGCACCCGGCAGTAGAAAAGGCAAGGCGCCAGGGCTGACTGTAAATCGGTCCACGGCAGGTTCGATTCCTGCTGCTGCCACTACCACACAACTAAATAGGGGGCCGCCGTGGGTGATCCGCAAGCCGTCGGGCAGGTCGCCGTCATTCCCGGGGCCGATTCTTTCGTGGGCTGGGCTGTCTGCCGGATCACCGGCAGCCATTCCCGCCACATGATCGTCCGCATCAGCGCGACGCATTGTGTGTCCGCCGACGCCGAACTGAACGTCCGCCGCGTCACGGTCCGGCCCCTTACGGACTTCCCCACCGCGATCTGGTCCCGGTTCGACCTGACCCCCGGCCAGCAAGCCGCCATCACCGCCTACGCGCTCGCGCAGGTCGGCAAGCCCTACGCCTACCTGGACGACGCCCTGATAGCCGCCGAACGGATCGGCCGGTTTCGGTTCCCCGATACGATCCGGCAGCGGTTCCAAGATGATGGGCAATGGCAGTGCGCGCAGCTGGCCGACGCCTGCCTGGCCGCCGGGGGCGTCGAAGTGTTCCGCGACGGGCGCATGATAGGTGACGTTTTCCCCGGGTCCTATGAACAGGAATTCGTGGAACGCCGCTGGTACACCGCCTGGCTGTTTCGGTCCTACCCGCTGAACTGGCACCGCTGACATGGCCGCCCCCAAGCCGTTGACGGCTGACTGCCCCGTGTGCGGGGGCCTGATCGGCTGGAACCGCGCTATCGTCCCTGCACCCCAGCGGGAACCCGGCGCGGCCCCGTTCGTCGTCCTGGTCAGCCTTGACGACCTTTCACCCCGCCGACACCGCGGCTGCGGCATCATGCCGACTGCATCATAAGGAGCGCGCCTAATGGGCATCGACTGGGCAGAAATCGCGGCCCGGACATTCGAAGCCCCGGCCGAACCTGAACGGACCGTCTGGGAAACCCCCGGGCAGCTGGCGCAGGCCCTGAACCCGAACACGAAACAGACCGAAGCGTTGGACCTGATCGACGCCGAACTGGTCCGGGCATTCAACACGCCGAACTCCCGGCTGATCGTGTCCATGCCCCCGCAAGAGGGCAAGTCCACCCGCTGCGGCATCATGTTTCCGCTCTGGGCGCTGACGCAGGACCCCGACAAGCGCATAGCCATGACCTCGTTTTCGGACCGGCTGGCACGGCGTAACAGCCGCGACATCATGAACCTGATCAAGTCCGACGGCGACATGCTGGGCCTTGCCATTTCCCGGGACGTGGGCAGTCAGACCGAATGGAAGGTAGACGGCCACATTGGGGGCGTCTACGCCGCGTCGGTCGGCGGCCCGCTGACCGGCCAGCCCGCTGACATGGTGATTATTGACGACCCCCACAAGGGCGCCAAAGAGGCCGACAGCGAACTGCAGCGGCAGGACGTGTGGGACTGGTGGACTTCCACTGTCCGCACCCGACTGTCCCCCGGCGCGTCGGTAATCCTGATCCTGACCCGGTGGCACGAAGACGACCTGGCGGGCCGGTTCATCAACGCCGAAGACGGGCACCAGTGGCGTGTCGTGAATATCCCGGCCGTGGCCGACCACGACCCGGAAAAAGGCGAAACGGACCCGCTCGGGCGCGAACCCGGGCAGGGCCTGAACTCGGCCCGTGGCGAACGTGACTGGAACGCCACCCGCGTGGCCGTCGGTTCCCGCACCTGGAACGCGCTCTACCAGGGCCGCCCCGCACCGTCTGAGGGCGGTCTGTTCAAACGGTCGGACTGGAAGTTCTACGAACACCCGCTATGGGTCGAAGTGGACGGCGTGCGCACGACCACGGGCGATTCCGACGTGCTGGTCATGTCGTGGGACATGACGTTCAAAAGCACGCAAAAGTCCGACTACGTGGTGGGCCAGGTATGGCTGCACCGCGGCGCGAACGTGTACCTGCTGGACCAGATACGCAAGCGCATGACGTTCACCGAATCCCTGGCCGCCGTCAAATTGCTGGTGGCCCGGTGGCCGCAGTGCGCCATCAAGCTGGTGGAAGACAAGGCCAACGGCACCGCAGTTATGGACATGTTGAAACCGGAAATGCCCGGCCTGATCCCCGTCACCCCGCACGAGTCCAAAGAGGCCCGCGCCGCTGCCGTGTCCCCGTTTGTGGAGGCCGGGAACGTGTGGCTGCCTGACGTGAAACTGGCCCCGTGGGTCGCTGCCCTGGTGGACGAAGCCGCGGCGTTCCCCAACGGCGCCCACGACGACCAGGTGGACGGCATGACACAGGCCCTGCAGCGAATGCTGGTCCGCGCCGGTCAGGGCGCGGCGTTCATGTCCGCCATGAAAGCCGCCGCCGAAAAGAACGGCATCACCATTTCGAACCACACCCGCAACTGGCGCGAACGCGCCGCAGCCCTCAAACAGAACGGAAGGTGAAACCTTGGGCCTGCTTGACATCTTCCGTAGCGCCAGCCTCACCCGCACGGCCGCACGGACCCCCGCCCCGATCGAAGGCGCCCTTGCCGATTCCGGCATGGGTAACGGGGCGTTCCTGGGACCGGGCCGCCCGCTGTCCCCCACGCAGGGCTACAGCGGCGTGGCCCGCCGGAACGACTACCCGGTGGGCGGCAACATTGCCGTCAACGCACGGGCAGCCTACGGCCGCACCAGCTGGGACGTGCTGCGCGAACTGATCCGCGCCTACGGCGTGGCGCAGGACTGCAAGAACAAGAAAATTGACGAAATCCGTTCCATGGAACTGCTGTTCACCCCCATGGACGGCGCCACGGGCGACACGAAAATGGCTGTGGAAGCCGCGCGGGCCGCGCTGGCGTTCCCGGACCGCGAACACCCGTATCAGGAATGGGTGGCGCTCTGGCTGGAAAACATGCTGACGTTCGACGCCGGGCCGCTGAAATACCGGCGGAACATGAACGGCGACGTGATCGGCCTGGAAGTGATCGACGGCCCGACGATCGCCCCGTATGTGGACGAACACGGCCGCCGTCCGAAGGCCCCGGCCCCGGCGTTCGCGCAGGTGATCAAAGGCCAGGTCTTCCAGTGGTTCACTGACGAAGACCTGCTTTACACCCGGTTCCGTCCGCAGACGGACAGCCCGTTCGGCATGGCCCCGCTGGAATCCATTCTGGTGTCCATCAACACGGACATGCGTTACCAGTGGCACCTGCTGCAAATGTTCACCGAAGGGTCCATTCCCGGCGGTTTCATGGAAGTGCCGCCGGACATGTCCAGCCCGGACCAGGTGGCCGAATGGCAGGACTACTGGGACGCTCTCTACACGGGCGACCAGGCCATTACGCACAAGATGATCGCCGTCCCGAACCAGTCGAAGTTCACCGGCACCACCCCGGCCGCGTTCGATAAGGCGTTCCCCGAATACCTCGCCGTGCAGGTCTGCCGCGCGTTCGGCGTCGTCCCGTCCGACATCGGCATTTTGTCCGACGTGAACCGGGCCACGGGCGAGACGCAGACAGACACACAGTTCCGCGTGAACACGCTGCCGTGGGTCCAGTTCGTGCAGACCATCCTGACGCACTACGTGCAGAAGGGCCTGGGCCTGCCGGTCGAAGTCCGGCTGAACACCGGCCGCGAAAAAGAAGACCGCCTGGCGGACGCCCAAGTGTGGAAGATCGCAGTGGAAACCGGCCTGGTGTCCATGGACGAAGCCCGGGAAGAACTGTTCGGCCTGCCGACAGACAACCAGCGGCCGGTCCCGCGCGGCATTCTCCACCCCCGCGTCGGATTCATCCCGCTGGAATCGCTGCTGAACGTCGCCGGACCGATCGACCCGGAAACGAAAGCCCCGGACGACACCGTGCCGCTGGACGAACAACCGTTCAGCGGAACACCCGGTGTCCTGCCGGACAAGCTGCCGGGCCAGCCCGCGCTGCACCGTGCACCGATCGACCCGGACGAACCCCAGTTCCCCGAACTGGAAGGCGCGCAGCCGGGAACGGGCACGGTCCTGCCACCGGCCCCGGCCGACGGCGAAAAGGACGCCCCCACCGTCGCCAAAGAACTGGCGAAGTGGCGGGCATCGTCCCGGCAGCGGATCAAGCGCGGCGCCCCGGTTCGGAAATTCGAATCTGACGTGATCCCGGACGCCGTTATTCAGTCCGTGTGGGCTGATCTTCGAAAGTCAGCCACCGCCGCGGACGTGGACGCGGCGTTTGCGAAGGCGGACACGGCGGCGGGGGCTGATGCTGGCCCAAAAGCCCCGGCCGCTGGTACGCCTAAGCCCTCGTGGCGGGACTTGCCAGCGGTGACAGCGCCGCAGCACAGCGTGGACCTGCAGCTGACGGACCACTGGACCCCCAAGGTTCAGGACGCCATTACCCGGCTGTGGTCTGAGTCCGACCTGACGGCGGCCACGTCGGCCGCTGACGGGCTGGGCGACGTGGCGCTGGGCGTTTACCGCCGGGTGGCCCGCGAAACCCTGCTGGACCGCATGGACGCGTCCGCGCTTGACGGCGTGATCCGGTCCGCGTGGGCCGACGCCTACAACGTCGGCACCATGGCCGCGCAGGTCCAGATGGGCGCCGTCCCGACCGGCTGGGACACGTGGAAGCCTGGCTTCGCGAACCCGGACATGATCACGGGCGGCGGCGGCTGGCAGGCCGCACTGGATAACGCCGGAATCCGCCTGGCGGGCATCACGGACACGACCATGGACCGGCTGACGGCCGCCATTGAAAAGGGCGTCGTGGCCGGTGATTCCGTGGACGGACTCGCCAAGTCGCTGAACACGATCCTGGACGACCCGAACCGGGCCGAACTGATCGCGCACACCGAAACCGCCCGGCTGGTCACGAACGCGGCCATGGACCAATACGCGGCCATGGGCATAAAGCAGTGGGACCTGGTGGTATCCGCCGGGGTCTGCCCGATCTGCAGCGACATCGCCATGAACAACCCGCACACCGTGGGCGACAGCGACAGCAAGCCGCCCATTCACCCGCGCTGCCGCTGCGCAGCCGCCCCGCACATCGAAGGAAACACCCCATGACTGACCAGCCGCAGCGGTTCGTCCTAGGCATCGCCTACCAGGCGGGCCGTGATCCGCGCATTGCCAAGGGCGCCGACGGTGCCCGGGACTTTTTCACGGCCGCCGAACTTGAAAAGGCCGCCCATTCGTTCCTGCGGTCCGGCCCCGCCGTCGGGCTGTTCCACATGGACGGCACCGAAGGCCACGCCACCGTCGTGGAGTCCTACATTCACCGCGGCCCGGACTGGGAAGTTAGCCCCGGGGTCGTGGTCAAGGCGGGCGACTGGCTGGTGGGGGCCGTCCTGGACGAACCCGCCTGGGAAATGTACGAAAACGGCAAGATCACCGGCTGGTCCCCGCAGGGGTCCGCGACCCGACTTAGGAGCATCACATCATGACAAACCCCATCCCCGCTGACGTGGCGGACATGTCCGAACTGGTGGACGCGACCATTCCGCGCGTCGATCTGGTCGGCCAGGCAGCGAACGGCCACCGCTTCCTGCTGGCGAAGTCCGCCGACGAACCGCAGAACCTGGTCCCGGCCGACACTGTGCGCGGCCTGATCGCGAAGGCCGACGACGAAGCCGCGGAACCGGCCGACATTGACCTGACCGAACCGCTGGCCGACGGCGACGGCACCGGCAAGGATTCCAGCGAAACCGACCCCGGCAGTGCCGCGTGGGAAGCCGTGGACGCCGCGACCGCCCGGAAGTGGACCGCCGTTCTGCAGCGCGCCCAGCACGCCCTGGAAACCCTCGCTGCCCGTGAGAGTACCGAAGCGGCCGTGTCCGGCGACTGGGACGACCAGAGCAATGCCTACGACCTGGAAGACGCGGCGTCCGCCGTGGACTACGCCATTTCCGTGCTGGCGCCGTTCGCCGTGTCCGAACAGTTCGAAGCCGAAATGGCCGCCGAACTGGTCGGCAAGGCCGTGGCCGGGCTGGACCTCGCCGCCCTGGACACCGTGGAAGCCCTGGCCCCGATCGCGAAGGCCGGGCGCAGCCTGTCCAGCGCGAACGAAGCCGCCCTGCGGTCCGCCGCAGAAGCCATTCAGAAGGTGCTGGCATCCCTGCCCGCGGCCCCTGACGAACTCACGAAGGAGGCCCCCGTGGCTGACATCAAACCCGCCGCTGTGGAAAAGGCCGACGCCCTGGTGGCGGTCTACACCCAAGACGGCGAACTGCTGGGCGCTGTAAACCCGGCAGACCTGACCGAACTTTCCACCGGAAAGCCCGCCCCCGAGGCCGCTGATGATGCAGCGGCAGCGGACGCGGGCGACGGTGGGGACGCCGGGACCGACGCGGCGGCAGCTGACGCCCAGACGATCCCCGGCACAAACACCGTCCAGTCGCCCCCGGCGGCTGACGACGGAACGGACGTTACGAAGGCAACCGTCGACGCCGTAGCCATCGCGCTCAAAGAGGTCTTTGCCCCCATCGTCAAGCAGCTGGCCGACCATGCGCAGCTGGGCGAAGTGGTCAAGGGCCTGCAGGACCGCGTGGAGGCGTTTGGGCGTCAGCCTGACGACCGCACCAGCCCGCTGCTGAACGGCGGCACCGGAGTATCCGGGCTTGCCAGCCGCGACGGGCACGTGGCCGACCCGCTGGCCGATCTGAAAAAGGCCGTGGAAGCCGCGACGACCCCGGACGCCATCACAAAGGCGAAATCCGAACTGGCTTACGCCGAAATCCGTTCGCGCTTCCTGTAATACCGGCCCCCAACTAAACCCCCAAACACCGCCACGCCCGCATGAATGAACGCGGGCACTTCGGCATGTCAAGAAAGGTTCCCCCGTGGACAACTCCCAGATCAGCGCCCAGACGCTGGACATGATCAAAAAGGCCACCGCGACCGCTGGCGTGAACAGCGCGTCGGGCCTGACCGGCATCGACCTTGCGGGCCTTATCAGCCTTATCCCGGTCGTCACCCCGTTCTACGACTCCCTGGCCCGGTCCACCCCGACCATGGGCGGCAAGTTCGCGGAATGGAAGGCGCTGCTGAACGTCAACAACACGCAGCCCGACCCGTCCACCGCGTTTGACCAGGCCGCGGCGATCGTGAACCTGCAGGAACAGGACGTGGCCGCGTACTACGGCAAGGTCGGCGCCGGTTACACCGTGACCATGGACTCGATCGACTTTGGCAAGGGCTACGCCGACGCCAAGAGCGTCGCGATCTTCAACGCGCTGAACCAGTACAAGATCGGCATGGACAAGAAGGCCCTTGGAGGCCAGAACTTCGCCCTGCCGACCCCCGGCACCCCCGCTGTTACCCCGTCCGCTACCGGCGGCACCATCGCGGGCGGCACCGCCGTACCCGTCAAGGTCGCTGCCCGCACCGGGTCGAACTACAACTACGGCGGGTCCACCGTCGCGTCGGCGCAGGGGTCCGCTACCACGTCCACCACGGGCGCGACGAACTCCGCTGTCGCCACCGTCGCGTTCGTCCCGGGCGCCGTCGCTTACGACTGGTACGTGAACGGTTTCTACTACACCACCACGACCGTGAACAAGGTCACTATCACGGCCATTCCGACCGCGAACCAGGCCGTGCCGTCCAACCTGCCGGGCCTGTACTCCGTGGCCCCCACGTCGGTTCCTGCCGTGGATTCGTCCGCGAAGCCGAACGACTTCAACGGCCTGCTTGCCACCCTCGCGGGTGACTACGCAACCGGCGGCGCCCTGGGCCTGGTCCAGCGCGGGTCCGGCCTGAACTCGGGCGCGTCGTTCACGTCCCTGGACGGCAACCCGTTCACCGTGTCCGGCCAGTCCGTCAAGGAACTTGACGCGCTGAACCTGAATATCTGGAACGCCGTCAACCTGTCCCCGACCGCCTACATGGTGTCCGCGCAGGAGGCGTCCAGCATTTCGTCCGCGATCCTGAACAGCGCAGGCGGCGGCACCACGTTCTACGCCCCGAACAACCCGGCAGAGCGCGAAGGCGCAATTGCCGGTGGCTTCATCGGCTGGTACGTCAACAAGGCTGCCGGTGGCGTCCCGGTCAAGATCGAAGTTCAGCCGAACCTCACCCCCGGCACCGTCATTGCCCGCACCGACCGCGTGCCGTTCCCGAACAGCAACATCACCAACACGCTGGAACTTCGCAACCTGCACGACGTGCAGGACCACGAATACCCGGCAGCCCGCGTAGCGGGTGCTGGTGGCGGTCCGCGCTTCGACGGCGAAACCTACTCCCTGTCCACGCTGGCGAACCGCGCCCCCGTGACCATGGGTGTTATCCAGAACATCGCCGCCAGCTAACTGGCCGCGTGACTGACCGCATGCCCCCCGCTGACCCCTGCAGCGGCGGGGGGCATGCCCCACCCCGTAGGAGAAAAGCTAATGCGCGTCGTCGTGCCCTACACGCACCTGCACCCCCAAACGTCCCGGCTGCTGGCCGACCACCTGCCGGACCACCACCTGGCCCCCCTGAACCCGAACGACCCCACCGCCTACGCCCGCCTGCTGACGGACGAATGGGCGCGGCCCGGCGACCTGCTGGTGGTCGAACACGACATCGGCGTGCACGACGGCGTGCTGCCCGGTTTCACCGCCTGCCCTCACCTGTGGTGCGGGTACGCCTACAACATCGCCGGGCGCCTGCTGGCCTGCCTGGGCTGCACCCGGTTCCGCGCCGAACTGAAAACGGCCGAACCGGACCTGTTCGCCGCGGCTAACCGGATCGAAAACGACGGCCTGCCCGCCATGGACTGGCACCGGCTGGACGTGCGCCTGGACGGTGAACTGCGCGTCCGCGGCTACACCATGCACGTGCACGAACCGCCCGTGGCCCATTACCACCACTACCCGGAACAGGTGAGCGCATGACACTTTCCACGAACCCGGCCGTCGCGACGTACAGCACCCGCACCATGTACGTGACGCCGAACGAATTCCTGAACGCGCCTACGGGCGTCGATACGAACTCCCTGGTGCCCGGCGACGTGGCGAAGTCCCGGCAGGCGCTGGTGATGCAGCTGCAGCGGGCGTCCGCGGCCGTGGACAACCTGTGTCAGAAGGTGATCGCCGCGACGGTAGACACCGAATCCGGCTACTACCGGGTGCAGAACCATAGGGCGCTGGGGCCGGTGCTGCGCATCCCGCTGAAATACACCCCGATTATTAACGTGGCCGCCGTCAAGGTCGGCCCGACCCCGGCGGGCCTGTCCGCGCTTACCGACCTGTCGAACCTGGCCTACGGCCCCAAGGTCGTTACCGTGCCGCTGGCCGGGGCGTCCCCGTGCCTGACCGGCTGGTCCGGCTATCAGCACGCCGTGGTGTCCTACGTCAACGGCTGGGCGAACACGGCCCTGACCGCCACGGCCGCGACCGGCGCCACGACCCTGAACGTGGCGTCCGCGCTCGGCATCGCCCCGGGCATGCAGCTGAACGTCCAGTCCGCGACGGCCGCGGAAACCGTGACCGTGGACGCCGCGTTCGTCCCCACCGTGTCCGGCATCAACGTGGCCGTGCCGATCACCACCCCCCTGGTGGGCGCCTACGCCGCCGGGGACACCGTGACAGCGTTCCCGCAGGACATCAAAGAGGCCACCATCCTGCTGGCTAAAGCGTTCATCAAGACGCGCGGTTCGGCCGCCGTCGTGCTGTCGTCCCTGTCCGGCCAGCCCGGCCACGTGGACCAGCTGGAATCCGGCGTGGCGTCCGACCTGGACCTGGCCCGGATGCTGCTGGAACCGTTCAAGCGGGTGGCCTGATGGGCCGCGCTACAGTCCGGGCCGCGCTCGTGTCGTTCCTGTCCGGCATCACCGGGATAACGACCCTTTACAAAGACGCGCCGTGGGAAATGCTGGGCGATAACTGGTCCAACCCGGCCACCGGCCTGGCGGGCACCCCGGCGTTCCTGCACCTGAACACGAACAGCGAATCCCGGGTGACGCTGGGCGGGCCTGGCGCCGGACAAAAGCAGGTCATTTATGACGCGTCCCTGATGCTGCTTTACCAGTACGTGATCCCTGCGGACGCGGCCAGTAAAGACGTGTGGGTGGACGGGCTGGACGCCCTGCTGGACGCCGTGGTGGGCCGTATCCGTTCGGACCCGTCGTTCGGGACCGGCCACGGCGGCGTGATCTGGCAGGCGGGCGAAGACAACAACGACATTGTGGTGTCGTCGGACCTGCCGCACACGTCCGACGGCGGGCTGATCCTGGCGTGGAACCGTGTTGACTTCAAGGTTCGCGAAATCGTGGTGGCCTAAGTGGTCAGGGTCCGTTCCCGGTACGCCCGGCGCGGGCAGACCGGCCGGAAGGCCACCGGGCGGCGCCGGGTCCACCGCCGCGTCACGGTCCACCACCGCCACCACCGCCGCTATGCAGGCATCCGCAGCGGGCCACGGCGCAAGCCGACCCGCCGCCACACCAGCCTGCACCACCGGGCCGCCCGGCGCCCCGGGCTGCGGCACAAGCGCACGGCCCGCCACGGCCCCGCCCTGCGGCGCAAAACGACCCACCGGCACATCACCCGCCGCCACGGCCTGAAACACCCGCACAAGGGCGTCCACGGCCACCACGCGTTCCACGGCCGCCGGAAAACGACGCACCGCAAGGCGCTGAAATCCGCGAACCGCGGCTACACGCCCCCGCCCGCAATCACGGGGGCGTCCTACCTGTCCATGTTCTGAAAGGCCCCACCATGACCACCAGCTACGTCTTTACCGGCGCCTACCCGCGCGCCCTGTTCGGCCTGTCCGTCGGCGTGAATGCGCAGATCGTCAAGGCCGACGGGTCCGTGCCGCCGGTCGGTTCCACGGTCGAAGCCGCGCAGGGCGACCGGATCACCACCACGGCGCCCTACCCCCACCCGGAACTGGCCGAAGCGGACCCCGCGCCCGCCGACGGCCCCGCCGACGCCCCCGCCCCGGAAACCCCGGCAGACACCGCGCCCGCGGCCGACGCCATGACCAGCGAGGGCGCACCCGCGCCGACCGCATAAGGAGTAACCAGCTATGACAACCACCCCCACCCCGCTGCCGGGGAACCTGCAGTGGCTTGGCCTTGCCAAAGAAACGACCTACGGCACCGCCATTGCCACCCCGACCGTCTGGATTCCGGTCGATTCGCCCAAGTTCGCCCGCAAGGTCACGGCCCTGAAAGACCAGGCACTGCGCGGCGTCATGTCCACCACGTTCGGCCAGGTGCAGGGCATGGCCTATTCCGAACTGGGCTACAAAACCTACGTCTACGGGGACAGTGTGTTTCAGCACTTCCTGGCGGCGCTGGGCGGCACTGACACCGTGTCCGGCACCGTGGCCCCGTACACGCACAAGGTCAGCGTCTACAACACCACGGACGCGACCCACACGGCGCAGCCGACCAGCTGGACGGGCTTTCTGTACCAGGCCGACGGCAAGGTGCAGCAGATCCCCGGCATGATCCTGGCCGACCTGAAACTGACCATCAAGGCCAACGAAGCGCCCACCCTGGACGTGCAGTGGCAGGGCCTGACCGGCACGTTCATTACCGCCCCGACGAACACCCCGTCCACCACGCAGATGATGCCCCCGTGGACGGCAAGCGTCAGCATCGGCGGCGCGCAGGCCAACCAGTACACCGGCCTGACTGTGGACATCAAGCGCAACACGAAGCCCGTCCCGGTCCTGAACGGTTCCCAGTCGCCGCTGGCGATCTACGGCGGCCCCGTCACCGTCACCGGCACGTTCGACGCGCTCTACCAGGGCAGCACCGACTACGACCTGTCCGCGCTGATCGCGAACACGCAGCCCGTGCTGTCCGCGTCGATCTACGCGCAGGGCGACGTTACGCACCCGCTGACCCTGCAAATGTCCAAGATCGCTTACGACTCCGCGGACCCGCAGCCGTCGAACACGGACTGGATCACGATTCAGTCCGCGTGGGAAGCCCTCGCGAACAGCACCGACGCGCTGGATTCGAAGCTGTCGCCTATTCAGGTGCAGCTGCTGAACACCGTAGTTACCCCGTTCTAACCGGCCGGTGCCCGGCAGCCCACCCGCTGCCGGGCACCACGCCACCCACCATTCACCGATTCCCTGCAGGAGCAAATTATGTCTATCACCGTCCAGATTCCCGGCGGCACCGCCGAACTTCTCACCACCGACGAAATGACGCCCCGCCGTCAGCGCGCAACGCAGGTTATCGCCCTGCAGGCGTCCCCCCTCATGAAAAAGCTGAACCGGGCGGGCACCCTGACCCTGCCCGACGGGTCCGTGAAAGAGAACCCCGCCGCTGGCGTGGACGCCCTGCCGGACATCGAACTGTCCGAAACTGAGGCTGCGCTGTTCTTCAAGATCACGGACGCGTCGATCTACGCCCACCTGAAATCGTGGACCCTGACGAACCCGGACGGCACCCCGCTGGCCCGCCCGGAAACCATCGACGCCGTGCAGGACATGCCCAGCCCCGTCTATGACGCCCTTTCCGCGGCGATCAACGCCATGCAGCCCGTCGCCGCCCAGTTCGAACCGTCCGATTCGACGGTGGCGGACCCGGCAAGCCCTTTTGGGGAATCCGCAAGCTCACCGACGGACTCGCCAGTGGCGGCACCGTCCAGCTAGGCCCACGGATGGCGCGCTGGGTCCGGGAGTACCGCTACCGGCGCGCCATGGGCGGCACCCATGACGACTACATGGACACCCCCGAAGAAATCATTGAGGCCATGATCCGGGTGCATGACGCCTACCAGGAGGCCGAAGCCCGCGCGAATAAACGCGCGTCCGCCCCGGCCCCGCCCGGCCCGTCCGTTCCGCAAATTCTCTAGGAGGCGCCCGTGTCGCTGGGATTCAAGGGCGCCGAATGGATCGGCCTGGACCAGATGCACGCCGCGTTCGCGCGGATCGGGGCGGGCGTGGACATCGCGGCGCAGCGGAACGTCGTGGACGCGTCCGCGTTCCTGATCAAAGAGGCCATGAACAACTTCGAAGGCGCCCACGCCAAGGGCGAACCCCACGTGGGCGGCCCGAAGCCGAACATCGTCACGGGCACGCTGCGCCGGTCCATCATCGGCACGGGCGTGAAACACGAAGGCATGGCCTCATATTCCAACGAAGTCGGCCCGACCGCCCGTTATGGGCGGCGGGTCGAACTGGGCATGCCCGGCATGGGCGGCGCCTACCCGTTCTTTGGCCCCGCGGTCGCCGTTACCCGCCGCGTTATGCCCGCCATCGCCACATCAAACTGGGGCCGCTACGTGCTGCCCTGATTGGAGTAAACCGTGTCCGGTTTCCTGCCGCCCGTCGTCATGAAAATCATGGCCGACGGCAACCAGTTCATCACCGAACAGGGCCGCATCACCGCCGCCATGGACCACGCCGCGGCAAACGCGATCAAGACGGCAGAAACCGAAGCGCAGGCCGCCCGCACGGCCGCGGCCGCCGCGAAGATCGCCGCCGACGAACAGGTGCTGGCCGCCGACACCGCCGCGAAGGCCGCCGCGGTCGCCGCCGACAAAACAGTGGCCGCGCAGGAAAAAGCCGCGGCCCTGACCGGCGCCGCGCAGGAGCGGGCCGCCCGCCAGGCAGAACTGGCAGGCGCCCGCCAGATGGAAGCAGCGAACAAAGCCGCGGTGGCAGCCGCGGCAGCTGCCGACAAGCAGGTGGCCGCGCAGGACGCCATCAGGGTGGCGGACGAAAAGACCGCCGCCGCAGCTGAGGCGTCCGCGGCCCGCGGCGCCGGGTCCGGGTCCGGGAAGGCCGCCACGTCCATGGCTATGGGCGGCACGGTCATGGCCGCCGGGCTGGCTGTGGCCGCCGGGGAAGCCGTGAACCAGGCCGCGAAGTACGAAAAGGCGACCACGCTGCTGCAGACGGCAGGTGGCGAACTGGCGTCCAACATGGCGACGGTCCGCGACGGGCTGCTGCAGGTAGCGCAGGCCACCGGCACGTCCACGGAACAGCTGACCGAAGGCATGTACACGGTCGAAAAGGCGGGCTACCGGGGCGCTGACGGCCTGAACGTTCTTAAGATGGCCGCGGAAGGCGCGAAGGCCGAAAACGTGGACCTGGGCACCATGACGCAGGCCCTTACGTCGATCATGACCTCATACCACCTTGGGGCCGACCAGGCAACCAGCGCGACGAACATGCTGGTGGCCGGTGCGGGTGCTGCCAAGGAAACCATGCAGAACTACGCGGGCGCCCTGTCCACGGTCCTGCCGGTGGCGTCCGCCGCCGGGATTGGTTTCGACCAGGTGGGCGGCGCGATCGCGACCCTGACGCAGCACGGCACGTCCGCCGCGGAATCGACGCAGGAACTCGCGAACACCATTCGCGGCCTGCAGGCGCCTAACAACGTGGCCGTGAACGCCATGCAGCAGCTGGGCATCAACGTGACCGACCTGACCACGAACCTGGGCAGCCGGGGCCTGACCGGAACCCTGGACATTGTGACGCAGGCCATCGCGAACCACCTGGGGCCGGGCGGCACCGTGCTGGTGGACACCATGAAAAAGTCCGCGACCGCGACCGCCGACCTGCAGACCATGATGTCGAAAATGCCCCCGGCGCTGGCCGAATCCGCGAAGGCATTTCTGAACGGCGAAATCGGCCAGAAAGCGTTCCAGAAGTCGTTCAAAGACATGGGCGCCGAAGGGTCCGCGCAGGGCAAACAGTTCATGACTCTGGCGCAAACCGTGTCCGGCTACAACGACAAAATCAAGGCTGGCGGCCCGGCCGCGGAAACCGCGACGGCGGCCCTGAAATCCATCATGGGCGGCGCCACGGGCATGAACACGGCCCTGATGCTGACCGGCGAAAACATGGACGGCTTCAAGGCCCGCGTCGAAGAAGTGTCGAAGGCCGGGAAAGAAAACGGGTCGGACCTGACCACGTGGGCGCAGACACAGCAAACCCTGTCCGTCCAGTCCGACAAAACGGCGCAGTCGTTCGAATCCCTCGCCATCAAGATGGGCAACATGCTGGCCCCGGCGGCTAAAACCGTCATGGGCGCCATGCAGGGCGTGTTCGACTTTTTCGCCCAGCACCAAGCCGGAGCCGTAGCACTCGGCGTATCCCTGGCCGTGGTGGCTACCAGCCTCATTGGCATGTTCGTGGTGTCCAAACTCGTAGGCGTGTTCACCGAATTCAGTCAAGCGCTCGGCGTAGTCCGCACGGCGCTGTTTGGTGCCGCGGAAGCACAAACGGCGCTGGACGCTGCTGAGACTGCCAACCCCATCGGCTTGGTCATTATTGCCATAGCGGCGCTGATCGCCGTCATTGTCCTGCTGGCCGCGAACTGGGACGCGATCGTGAATACGGTCTCAGTGATCTGGGGCGGATTCATCAACTGGGTAATGGAAGTCCTGGGCGGCTTCGTGAACTGGTGGAACGAAGTCTGGGGCGGATTCGGGAACTGGATTCAAGAAGTCTGGGGCGGATTCGTCAACTGGATCATGGACACCTGGAACGGTTTCACCGGCTGGCTGATGGGTATCGTCAACGGCCTGATGGGCTGGTGGTCCGGGGTCTGGTCCGGGCTGTCGGCCGGGGTCGAAGCCGGGGTGAACGCCGTCCTGGGCGTCGTGAACGGATTCCTGGGATTCCTGGGGGCGATCTGGGACGCGTATTGGAACGGCCCGTTCGGGCAGCTGATCATCGCCGTTTTCAACCTGATCATGACCATTATTCAGGTGGCGCTGGCGTGGATCGGCGTCGCGATCCGCACGGCCGTAGACGCGATCAGTTCGGCCTGGAACACGGCATGGTCGGCCATTTCGGGATTCTTCGCCGGAATCTGGAACGGAATCGTCGGCTTCATCACCGCCTATATTGGCCTGGTCCGGGCGATCATCACCGCCGAACTGAACTTCATTTCGGGTGTGTGGAACGCGATCTGGGGCGCCGTGTCGTCGTTCTTTTCCGCGATCTGGGCCGGAATTGTCGGCTTCGTGACCGGCGCCGCGCAGGCTGTGTTCAACGCCATTTCAGGGCCGCTGAACGCCGCCTGGGGCTTCGTCGCTGGCGTGCTGGGCGCGATCTGGTCCACGTTCGTTTCGATCTGGGGCCAGGTCGTGTCCACCGTGTCCGGGGCCTGGGACAACATCGTGTCCGGTATCCGCGGCGGCGTGAACAACGCCGTGTCCGTGGTGTCCGGGCTGGGCGGCCAAATCCTGGACACCCTGGGCGGGATCGTGAACGACGCGCTGGGCGCTGGCGGCCGGATCGTGCACGCGATCGCGGACGGCATTACCGGCGCGATCGACACCGTAACCGGGGCGATCAAAAACGTAACCGACACGATCGCGTCATTCCTGCCGCACTCGCCCGCCAAGCGGGGCGCCCTGTCCGGTTTCGGCTACACGATCTACTCGGGCCGGGCACTGGTCAAGGACTTCGCGCGCGGCATGCACGATAACGCGCACCTGATCAAACAGGCGTCCGACACCATTACCGGGAGCGTCCGGCTGGGCGGCATCGCCGGGGACGCTCCCACGTCCGGCGGGCAGGCTGCCGGGGCGCAGGCCGTGAACGGTTCCGCGCCCGGGGGCCGGACGACGGTAAACAACATCACCCTGAACGCGCAGACGAACGCCAGCGCCGCCCAGATCGTGGGCGAACTTGGCTTTCACCTGGCGCTGCAGGGCTAACCCATCCACACCGCTGGCGCGCACCCGTCCATTGTGACGCGGTGCGCGCCAGCATGCCCCGAAAGGCTGCCACGTGTCCACCACCGTGACCCGGACAAACCTTGCCACTAACCCGTCGTTCGAAGCGTCGGGCAGCACGGCCGAACTGCGCCGTAACTATGTGGAGAACCCCCGCGCGGTCAGCGCGACGACCGGTTGGGGCTATCAGACCGGCACCGGAGAATCAACGACGGTCACGAACAGCAACGCGACCGGGCCGGGCCAACTCCCGGGCATGATTACGGCAACGGTCACGACGGCCAAGACAGCGGGTAACTCCGGTTTCTACCGCAATGAAACAATCAGTGGCGTCACGAACGACTCGTGGACGGCATCGGTATGGGTCCGGTCGTCCGTGGCGATCACGCTGGGCCTGAACGTCACCGTGAAGTCCGCGGGCGCTACGGTCACGGTGGCGTCCGGCCCGCAGGTCACTCTGGTCGCCAACACATGGTCACGGCTGTCCGCAACCGTGACCAGTACCGGGGCCTATGACACGGTGCAGGCGTGGGCCATCATGAACAGCGGCCAGATTCTCCCCGCCGCGGCCACGTTCGACGCCGCGCAGATGCTCATCGAGGCTGGCACCGTCGTGGGGTCCTACTTCGACGGGGACTACCCGGCGCCGCTGCGCACGAACTGGGCCAAAAATCCGGAAGCGGTGACCTCCGCTACCGGTTTCGGCGTATACCAGGCGGGAACCGGAGAAACCGGGACCACGACGTTCGTCTCCGGCGCGTCTGACGGGCCTATCCCGGCCATTACCACCTACGGACGGCAGGCCGTCACGGCCGCCAAGACAGCCGGTTCCACCGGCTGGCTGTGCAACGCCGGGACCTATCGCGGACCGGCGCAGGGAAACGCCGGGGACACTCTCTACGTCTCGGTATGGGTCCGGTCGTCCGTGGCTACCTCCATCATCATGAAGGCCTACGCCTACACCAAAACGGGAACCTCCATCAACTCTGCGGACTCCGGGACGTTCACACTCCCGGCGAACACATGGGTCCGGGTATCGTCCAGCGTGGTCGCCGCCGCCGATTACGACTCCATCGCGTGGTTTGCCTACATGCCAGCCGCCACCATTCTCCCGGTGGGCGCCACGCTGGACGCCACCGGGTCGCTGTTGGAAAACGCGCCCAGTGACGGTTCCTACTTTTCCGGGACCACGGCGAGTACGTCGGGCATCACTTACGCGTGGTTCGGTACGGCGAATAACTCCGCGTCGCTGCTGCTGGATAATGACCTGACGTTCGCGTGGACCGGGACCGCGGACGCATCCGCCTCCACCCTGACCGTACGCAAGGTTACCGGAGTCGGCGGCTCCGGACTCACGTACCGCTCCTCATGGTGGGCAAACAACGGGACCTATTCGCTCCGACAGCCAGCAACCGGGCTCTACAGTGAATTTGGGATCACCGGGCTAACGCCCGGGCAGACGTACACGGTCATGGCGACCAGCTACAGCACAGCACCAATCGTCGGGACCGGGAACCGCCGCATGGTCCAGATCCGCGCCTACAGCTCCGCGAACGCCACCCCGCTCACGGTCGTGGCACCGGCCGGGACCGTGGGTGCCTACACCCACACGGGGACGTTTGTTTGCCCGTCCGACGCGACCAGCTACGCTGTCCGGTTTACCCCGGACCAGTCAGGCGGCACGGACGTGTGGTGGGATTCCGCCATGGTCGTGCCAGGGACCTACACCGGCCCCTACTTCGACGGCAACACGCCGCCCTTCACGAACACCGCCTACACCCCGGCCGCGCAGACCTCGTTCACGTGGACGGGCGCAGTCAACGGGTCCACGTCCGTGCAGACGGACATCGTGCCGCTGCAGAACTACCAGGTGCAGCTGCCCGGGGCCGTGATCGTGGGCGCCGGTACGGGCGTGAACCTGCTGTCCGTCACCGGCCTGCGGGACCTCGCGGCGATCCGGTCCGGCGACGAATCCCGGCCGCTGGCCGACGGCGCCTACCCGGGCCTGGCCTACCTGGGCGAACGCGTCCTGACGATCAAATGGGACCTGACCATGGCGGCCGGGCTGGAAACCGGACTGCAGGTACTGTCCGCCGGTTTCCAGAACGTGCCCGACCCGTCCGCGGTCTGCATGACTGCCGGGGACTACCTGCGGCAGCAGGCAGGCATCGGGGCGACCAAACCCGTGTCGGCGCTGCAGCTGCAACTGCCTGGCAGGGCCGTGGCGCTGATGGTGTTCGGGCGGCCGACGAAACACGCGGTCCCGATCGACCTGGACTACCAGTGGGGACAGGCCCACCCGGTGTCCGAATGGACCAGCCCGGACGGCGTGATCTACGACGCCACAGTGGTGCCCGGCACTACCACCCTGCCGTCGCCCACGTCGGGCCTGACCTGGGCCGCCGCGTTCCCGTGGACGTTCGGTTCGTCCGCTGGCGGGTCGCTGTCCCTGAGCAACTCGGGGAACTACCCGGCGAACCCGCTATTCGTGATCCAAGGGCCGGTTTCCTACCCGAAGATCACGAACACGGTAACGGGCCAGTTCGTGTACCTGAACATCGTGCTGGGCGCCGCGGACACGCTCGTGGTGGACCACCAGGCCGGGACCGTGACGCTGAACGCGACGGCGAACCGTAACAACGCCGTGGCCGCGGGGTCGTCGTTTTTCACCCTCGCGCCGGGCACAACCAGCGTCGGTTTCTCGTCCGCTGATTCGTCCGCCGTCGCGGGCACCCTGACCGGCTACCTGCTGCCGACCTACTCAACCGTCTAAGGAGTCCTCGCCGTGGGCGATTACCGCGTGTCCGCTTGGGACATCAACACGAACACCCTTTTGACGGACGTGCAGGCGTCGGGCCTGTCCTACAACGTCCGCATGAACGACGCCGGGGAATTCGGTTTCGGCGTGAACCTGGCCGACGCCGTGGCGCAGCAGTGCGCCCGGGTCCTGATGGACCTGCAGGGCAACCCGTTCAAAACGATTATCACCGCGAACGCGGGAACGTCGATTCTGTATTCCGGGATCGCGTGGACGACGAAGAAAAGCCCGAAGTCGTCCATGCTGCAGGTCGCCGGTAAGGCCATGCCGTCCTATTTCACTCAAAAGGTGATCGCGGCCAGCTACACCACGTCCATAGCCCCGGGGGCGCTGATCGCGCTTGCCCTGACAGATGCACAGTCGGACGGGTCCGGGTCGGACCGGCACGTGGCCCCGATCGTGCAGGGCCTGAACAGCCCGCCCAACGTCGTCCCGTCCTACAGCAAAAACCAGTACACGACCGTGGCGCAGGTGCTGGCGGACCAGACGGCGGCCATCACGCCCGGGTCCGGCGGCGTGGACTACTTCATGACCGATTCGTTCGTGAACGGCGCCCCGTCGCACCAGCTGATCATCACCAGCCCGCGCTGCGGCCGGGACCAGAACACGTCCGGCCTGTCCGTGAACTTGCGGCAGGCCCTGGACTGGGAGTGGCCGACGGACGCCATGCAGTCCGGCAACCACCTGATCGTGGTGGGGTCCGGCACGGGCGGTTCCCAGCCCGTCGCGACCGCGGACGACCCCGCGGGCCGCGGCGGGCAGGGCCAGCCGCCCCGCCTGGACATGGTGCTGCAGTATTCGCAGATCAGCAACCAGGCGCAGCTGCAGTCCATCGCGAACGGCGCCGCCCAGCAGTTCGGCAAGCCGGTGGCGGCCCCTACCGTGACAATCCCGGCGGACTACCCGACCTGCGCGCTGGGCGTCTTCCAGATCGGGGACGACGTGCGCGTGCGTTCCGGGCCGTCGATCTACTTCCCCAACGGCCTGGACCAGTGGTGGCGGATCGTCGCCTACAAGGTCGAAATCCCGGACCAGGGCGTGGCGAAAGTGACCCTGACCCTGAACCCGCCCCCCGTCTTCTAAGGAACCCCCCATGGTAAACGCGAATCTTGGCACCGACTACCAGCTGGGGCAGCGGCTGGCGAACATTGAGCGGCAGCTGCGGAACCTTGCCACGTCCCCGGTGCTGCTGAACGCGTCCACCGGGCAGACCGGCGGCAAGGGCCTTTCGACGGACATTGACGGGCTGCACCTGTTCACCCCGTCCGGGCTTGAAGTGATCCGCCTTGCCACGTCGAACGGCACATTCTACGCGTTCGGGCAGAACGGGCAGGTCACGGTCAGCGGCGGCGCTGACATCGGCTCTACGGTCCCCCTGATCGAATTTCAAACGACCGACGGCGGCGGGGTCCAGTCCTACCCGGGCATGCTCTACCAGTCCTACAACGAACTGATCATCCAAGGTCCGAAGACCACCACGAACAGTTCGTCCAACGCGATCCTGTCCGCGAAGGACACGGGCGCGTGGGCGAAGGCTTACGGCACGTCCGGGTCCGGCGTGGCCTACCTGAACGTCACAAACGCGGGCCTGTTCTACCTGGGCAACTGGGCGGGCACGTGCGGCGTGTATACGTCGGCGCAGAACGGCCCCGTCCTGGTGATCGGCGGCCTGACGGTTTCCGGTACTAAGAACTTCGTCATGGACCACCCGACGCAGCCGGGCTACATGCTCAAACACGCGTCCACCGAATCGCCGCACAACGGTGTCGAATACTGGGGCACCGTCACCCTGGACGCGAACGGCGAAGCGGTCGTGACCCTGCCGGACTACTTCGAAGCCCTCACGTACCCGGAGAACCGGAACATTCAATTGACGGCGATCGGCCGCACGTCGTGGCCGGTGTCGGCGGACCGGATCAGCGGCGGCAGTTTCACCGTCTACGGGGCCGCGGGCCAGGACGTGGACTGGCTGGTAAAGGCTGTCCGCCGGTCCACGAACCCGGATGAACCGATCGACTTTGACGTGGTGTCCGTGAAAGACACCGCTGCGCCCCCGCCGCCGCCGGACATGGAAATGGCGGCGCCATCGGCGCCGCCATCAGCGGTTTAGCGTCCCGGGGGCGGGGGCGGGTCCGCCGGGATGAACTTTGCGCTGGTCGTCCCTGCCACCAGTTCAGGGGACGGCGCCGGAACGTCGCTGGGCCGGTCCATCACGTAGGGCCGTCCGGCCGGGGCGGGGGCTTCCGCTGGCGGGGCGACCGGCGCGGGCGCTGCCGGTGCGGCAACGACGGGCGCAGGGGCCGGGGCTACCGGGGCGGCCACCACCGGGGCCGGTGCTGGGGCCGCCGGGGCGTCCACGACGGGCGCCGGGGCCGCCGGGGCGACCGTCGGAATGTCCGCGGGTGACGGCGTGGCCGTTGCCGTCGCGGTGTCCGTCGGCGCGGCCGTGGCCGTATCGGTCGGCGTGGCCGTCGCGGTCGTGGTGTCGGGCGCGGGCGTGCTGTCGGCGTTTGCCGTGGCGATCAGCCCGAAGGTCAGGCCACCGGCCAGCAGGACCGCGGCGCCGCCGCTCAGGGCGGCCAAAGTCGTTTTCTTTTCCATGTTCACCAGATTAACCAACCCGGCCCCGAATTAAAAGCATTTCGGCCAATAACTTTACGAACCCTCACCTGTTAGGAGCCACCCCATGGCTATTTCCGCCGTGCCTTTCGCGCTGCAAAACGTCCCGATCAACGCCGACGTGGTGCGCGAAGCCGTTTCCTCGCTGGTTATCAACGGCGGTGGCGTCGTGCAGTTCGGGGACTTCCCGGTGGCGCAGACCGGCACCCCGTCCATGGCCGTAACCGTCGGCGTGGGCCGCGCCTGGATTCCGGGCACGAACGTGTCGAACCTGTCCGGCACGTCCTACAGCAAGCAGGGCATGTATTTCGTCCTGAACGACGCGGCCGTGACCCTGACCATTGCCACGGCGAACGCCACAAACCCCCGGATCGACGTGGTTTATGCGGTGATCCGCGACCAGGCTTACAGCGGGTCGAACAACGACGCGCAGCTGGCCGTCGCGACCGGCACCCCGGCCGCGTCCCCCACGGTTCCGTCGATCCCGTCTAACGCCATTTCGCTGGCACAGGTCGCCGTGGCCGCAAACGCCACGTCCATTGTCAACGCGAACATCAGCGTCCCGGCCGACGCGCTCACGAAGCATGCCGAATGGACCACCAGCGGCAACGGCCTTGCCACCAGCATCGTTTACAACCCGGGCGTCGCCACCTCCGTGGCCGGGTCCACCACTGACCACGACTTTTACACCTTCGCGGCGAACTTTGGTATCCAGCCCGCGCAGTCCGGCGTCTACACGGTCACGGTCACGCAGAAATGGTCCGCCGCGATCGCGTCCGGCACCCGCGCGTTCCTGCAGCTGACTTCCGGCGCGCTGGGCGCGGGCACGCAGTACACCCGCAACTCTTGGGGCGCCGCGGAAGACACCTGCACCACCAGCGCGACCGTCTACATTCCCGCCGGGTCCGCGATCTACCCCAGCATCTACCAGGCCGCGGGCACCCTGAACGTGTCCGGCCTTGTCACCATCACAAAGGTGGGCTGACCCGTGGACATTCTGGCCGCCATTTTTTCCGACCCCGTAACCCAAGTAGTAGGCGCCTTGACTGCCATCGGCACATTTCTGACGCTCGTGTTCAAAGCCGTAAAAGGCTGGCGCGCTTTCAAGCGCAAGTGGCGCACGAACCTGGACAACTTTTTCAGCGACTGGAACGGCGTCCCGGACCGGCCCGGCGTGACCGGACGGCCGGGCGTGCTGGTCCGCATGCAGGCCATAGAACAGGGCCAGACGGGCACCGCCCGGGAACTGGCCGAACAGTCCACCACGCTCCGGGAAATCGTCACCGTGCTGGCGATCCACGGCGACAAAATCGACGCGATCGACCACGAACTGCACCCGAACAGCGGAAAGTCCCTGCGCGACGACCTGAACCGGCTTATCGCCCACACGGGCGTGACGGTCAACGTCACCGCCGCCCCGGCGCCGCCGGACACCCCCTAGGAGGCCTAGCATGTCATTTCTTACCGGCATTGATACATCGTCCTGGCAGGCCGGAATCGGCACGGTTCCCGCTGACTTCCGCATTGTCAAGACCACGGGCGGAACCGCCTACGTGAACCCGGCCGCGGACGCCCAGTTCAGGGGCGCCCGCGCCGCCGGGCAGCGCACCGGCATTTACCACTTCGCCCACGAAACCGGGTGCGCCGGGTCCGCGGCTGCTGAGGCCGCGCACTTCGTGGCCGCGTCCGCCCCGTACCTGGACGGCCGGACGCTGCTGGCGCTGGACTTCGAATCAGACAACCAGTTGGACGTGGGCTGGGCGCTGGCGTGGCTGAACGCCGTCCACGACGCCACGGGCGTCCGGCCGCTGCTGTACCTGAATAGTACGGCACTGCGCGGCGCGGACTGGTCCCCGGTCTGGAACGCCGGTTACGGGCTGTGGCTGGCCTGGTATGCGGTCACGACCGCCACCCATGGTTACAACGACTTTCTAGGCCGCCCGGCCGCCACCACCACCCCGCCGCTGCGCTGGGGGCCTTACGCCCCGGCCATGTGGCAGTTCACGTCCACGGCGCAGCTGCCCGGCTGGTCCGGCAGCCTGGACGCCAACGTTTTCTATGGCGACGGCGCGGCGTGGGACGCCTATTGCGGCGCCGGAACCATCACCCCGCAAGGCACCATCACAACCCCGCAGGAGGAATCCATGTCTCAGGCCGACGTAGACGCGATCTACAAATTCACCACGACCCTGTTTGAGCAGTACCACGCGGCTACCCGGGCCGCGATCATCAACGAACTGAAAGTTTGGGTGCAGGGCCAGGACAACGCGACCGGGGACCGGGAAATTCTGGAAACCCGGGCGCAGGTCGCCACCGTCCCCAGTGCCGTTCTGAACCAGACGTTCACGCTGTCCGACGGCACGAAAACGAACCTGGCCGGGCTGCTGGACCAGCTGCACACCCGTGCCCTGGCCCCTGCGCCTGCCACCGTCGTGAACAACGCGGCGCCGTTCGACGTGGACGCGCTCGTGGCCCGCCTGAAAGCCGAACTGCCCCCGGCCATCCGTGCCGACATCGCCGCCAAACTGACCAAACCCTGAAAGTAGGAACCCCATGTTTTCCACCGTTTTCTGGAAGGCCGCGGCAGACCGCGCCATTCGCACCTTCGCGCAGACCATCCTGGCCCTGATGGGCACGGGCGCGGTCGGCATCACGAACCTGGACTGGCACAGTGACCTGTCCGTGGCTGCCACGGCCACGCTGGCGTCGCTGCTGACCAGCATTGTGAGCCTGTCGCCCATCGTGCCGCAGACCCTTTCGCCGCTGCCGCCGCTCCCGCCCGTGCCTGCGCCTGATGCTGTCGCCGTGAACGCGCCCGCTACCGTTGCTGAACCTGTCGCCCCTGCCGCCGTCCCGACCGCCCCCGCCGACGCTGCACCGTCCGGCGGTGGCCTGGCGTCCAAGCTGGCAGCCCTCACCGCTGCGGCCCCGGTCGTGGCAGTCTACGAAGCACCGGCCCCGGCCGACGCCCCCGCCCCGGACCCTGCGCCCGCGCAGTAGCAACCCCTGAAAATGCCCCCGGCATCACGTTACTGTGATGGCCGGGGGCTTTTTTCGTTTCCCTCAACGTAGTGTTTGAGCGCTTCGCGGATCACGTCACTCAGGCTTTCCCCGCGCTCTGCGGCAGCCGCCTTCGCGGCATCCCACAGCCCGTCATCGACGCGGACTGTGCGGTGAGTGGTGCCTCTAGTCGGCATGAGCGGACTTCCATTCTTCTATGAGCCACGCGTCAGCTTCGCTATAGTCAGTGGCGCGGTAGGCGCCTTGCATGATGGGGCGGCGCCTAATCATGTGACCGTTGTAGAGCCTCGCCCGCTCCGGCCCGTTCTCCATGTTGACGACCCACGCCGCGGCCTGCCGTGCGGGTGACTCGACGGACTGCCCGGCCACCTTAGGCGACCTTTGAGCCGTAGCTGAGGCCGGTAGCCGCTACCACGCGGTACATGGTGCCCAGCTTGTTGATAGCTTCCAGCGCCGTGGCGCGGTCCATATCCTTCCAGAACACCTTGTTGAAGGCGTCTACGATGTCGAAGCTTTCAACTTCGGTGCTGAGGGAAAGGATCTGCATGGCTGCCTCCTGGCGGCTCGGTATCGGCTTGTTCCGATATGAAGAATCTATCAGGGTGTATATACACCTGTCAACACCCTGACGCCCTCGGGTGTAACTCGGGTGTTCCAAGTGTTCCCAAGGGTGCAACGTTCGTGCGTAGTTTGCCTAAGTTCGCACCCCGGCGAAAGCAGCGAAAAACCCCCAAAAACCCCTAGAAATCAAGGGGAAAGCGGGGGTTTGGGTGGATGGGTTGACCGATACGCCGGGATATGTGGGGAACCGGCCCTGACCTGCGGAAATGTACCTGCCGGGTGTTACTCGGGTGTTGGGAGAATCAGGCGCGGGCGTGGGTGTAGAGCTTCGCACGTCCAGCGCGGGCTGCATCGGCTGCCGCTTCGGGCGTCGCATGGTATCCAAACGAGTGGGCACGGCCGCGCAGCTTCACCCGGGCGTGCCAGCGTCCGCTGGCCTTGTGGTAAGAAACGCCGCGCAGGCCGATTCCGTTCTGGCGGTCCGGCTTTAGGTTTTGCCCGTTCTGCGCATGGGTGCACAGACGCAAGTGCTCGGGATTGACGCAGTAGCAGTGATTGAAGTGGTCAATGTCCATGCCGGGCGGGATTGGGCCGTGGGTGTATTCCCAAATCCAGCGGTGCGCATAGTCGCGTTTGCCGCTGTCTGCAAAGCGTCCGTATTCTTGGGGGCCGGTGTTTTCCCAGCGCCAGCAGCCGGTGGCGGCCTCAACTGTGACTTTTTGCATGAACCGTGCGAGCGGGTCCGCGCCGCGCTGGTAGTCCCGGATTGGGGTAAGTTCCTGGCCGCGCCGTGCCTGCCGGTTGTGGGTTTGGCAGCGGCCCTTCGCCTCAATGGGACGACCGCAGGCGGGGAATGAGCAGGTGCTAACATCGGACATATCGACTCCTAAACGGTCGGTCATGACCCCGGGCGGTGCCAGCCGCCGCGGGGTTTCCTTATGCCAACATCATACGCCTGTCAAGCGTCGTCGTGCGGAAGTTGCACGAGTCCGTCCGAAAGTGCGGCTGATCGTTCATCATCGTCAGGCCATAGGTGACTATAGGTGCGCAGGGTTTCGTGGGCGTCTTTGTGTCCCAGTCGGTGCGCGACGGCGACCGGGGACATGCCCCCGGCGATCAGCAGCGACGCGTGGTAGTGGCGCAGCTGGTGCCAGCCGTCGCCCACGTCACCGTGGCCGGACTTGACCAGCGCGGCCCGCACGTCGCGCCACGCTTCGCCCGCAGCGCCCCGCAGGATCGCCGCCCGCTGTACGTTCCCGAACACCAGCCCGCCGACGTTCCTGGGGCCGTCCTGCAGGCCGCGCAGCATGTCCACGGTGGCCGGGCCTATGGCTATGCGCCGGATGCTGGCGCGGGACTTCGGCGGCCCCCACTGCGGGGCGTGGGAATTCGTGCCGATCAGCTGCCGGTCCACCCGGACCATGCCGCCGGGCAGGTCCACCCGGTCCCATGTCAGGCCCCGTAGTTCGGCGGACCGCAGCCCGGTCGCTGCGCAGAAAATGACCATGGGCCGGTAGCCGGTCCAGATCGTGTCCGCGATCCGCTGCACCTGTGCCGTGGGCAGCGGCACGACGGGCACGTGTTCAAGCTTGGGCAGGCGGACGCCCACGCACGGGGACGCCTGCAGGTGGCCGTCCAGTACGGCCGCTTTCATCAGGGACGCCAGGTAGCCGTAGCTCACCCGCACAGTGGACGGCGCCAGCGTCCGGGACCAGATCATGACGGCGGCCTGCACGTCGGCGCGGGTGATGTCTTCCAGCGCCCGGCCGGTGAATGA